CGAACCTGCGCGGCTCGAACCTGAGCGGCTCGGACCTGCGCGACTCGAACCTGCGCGGCTCGAACCTGCGCGACTCGAACCTGAGCGGCTCGAACCTGAGCGGCTCGAACCTGCGCGGCTCGAACCTGCGCGGCTCGAACCTGAGCGACTCGAACCTGAGCGGCTCGGACCTGCGCGGTGTGCCGATTGTACCACACATCGACGCTGCGATCCTCGCGGCTGTCGAAGGCGAGAAGGCGCTGGGCAAGCTCGACATGACGACTTGGCATAAGTGCGAGACCACACACTGCCGTGCGGGCTGGGCAATCCAGCTTGCGGGCCCCGGCGGCGCGGCGCTTGAATGGGCGCTCGGGCCGGCGGCGGCCGGGTCGCTGATCTACCTCGCGAGCCGTCCAGGCAAATCGATCCCGGACTTCCACGCTACCAATGAAGATGCGCTCGCCGATCTCAAGGCGTGCGCTGCGGAAGATCCGATGCCGGCGGGAGAGGGCCGATGACCGATCCCCACGCCTTCATGCTCGGCGTCGCCAAGCAAGCGCTCGGCATCGACCAGCCGAAGCCCGAGCCCACGATCATCGACACGATCGTGGACATCGCCCGTGCCGGCATGGGCCAGCCCGATCCCCGCGACCCGCGGCCGGCCGGCACCTACAGCCACCCGATGTTCCGCGATCACAATTGCTCGCGATGCGACAGCGGCGCCAAGCCGTGCCCCAAGGGCAATCCGTCGCGCTGCGACTGGCCCCACGCGAGGAACGACTAGCCATGTCCAGCGTCCCCACCCTCGTCGATCTCGAGCGCATCTACCAGACCAAGGGTAGGGCCGAGACCCTGAACGCGCTGCATCTGCGCTATGATGGCGCGATCCCTGCAGACCAGCGCGATGCAGTCAACCGCGATCCCCGACGCAAGCCCCGCTGGACGGAGGTCGAGCGCGCCCGAGCTTTAGTGCGCTCCCGCGTCAACTACGTGCGCCAGGCCCGATCCCTGCTCGCCTGGAAAGAGCCCGTGGCGATCGGTATGCTGCAGGACGCCATTGCGGCGTACCGGCGGGCGCAGGAGGCATCACGTTGACCCGCATTGACGCCACGGCGGTTCTTGAGCCCAGCATGGTGGTCCTCACCGCCTACGGCGAGGGCATCGTGCGCACCGTCCATCTGGGCAATACCTGCGCGGTCGAGATCGGCGGCAAGCTGGTGACGTGCTATCAGGGCGCGGTGAGCAGGATCACCCGACTGAAGCCCGAGACGATGCGCGCCGCGCTGCGGGTGGTCGCGTGATCCACGAACCGCTCACGATCGCGCAGGCAATCGCCGCGGCTTCGCGCGAGGCCGCCGCGCACAAGCCCATCGTGTACCGCGGCCACGACAACGACAACTCGCCGCTTTCTGGTGTCACCAAGACTGCCCTTATACTGGCCGCTGTCGCGCGAGCCATGAACCAGGAGATCAGATAGCATGCCGCCTGCACCGAAGACACATCCCGTCATCGCGGTCATGGACGCCGAACAACAGCATCGCTCGGACGAAGTCCGCCGCCTGACCGGCATCCGCGACGAAGCCCAGCGCGCGCTCGACGTCGCGATCAGTCGTCTCGACGACATCAAGGATCTTCGCGAGAAGATCGGGGTCTCGATCTATTCGGCGCCGGCCGCCAAGCCTGTTTCTGACAAACCCAAGCGCACGCGGCGCACCAAGGCCCAGATCGCCGAGGACAAGGCCCGCACGCTACAGGCGGCAACGGATGCCGGCCTGATCGTCGCGACGCCTCCCGTTCGCAACGTCGCCGCCCCCGATGACGAAATGCCAGACATCCCGGCAAACCTCAAGCGCGCGTAGGAGGCATTATGGACACCGCAGTCAAGGAACCGGCCACGGTCGGCGATCTCGTTGATAACCTTCCCGCGCCGCGCTCTGCGGCATCAGGTGCCGACGCCCTGATGCGCTTGATCGAACGCGCTTCGTTTGATCCGACCTTCGACGTCGCGAAGCTCGACAAGCTGCTTGAGGTCCGCGATCGCTGGGAAGCTGGCGAGGCTCGCAAGGCATACGATGAAGCCTTCGCAGAGTTCAAGAAGTCACGCCCCACGATCATCAAGAACAAGCACGTCAGCTTCCGGCCGCAGAACGCCACGAAGGACACAGAGTACGACCACGCCACGCTCAACCAGGTAGTCGATATCCTGACCGCCGCGCTGGTCGCACATGGCTTTACGCATCGGTGGGAGTATACCGATCTTGAAGGCGGCATCCAGCGCGTGACGTGCGTCCTGACGCACGTCCGGGGACATAGCGAGCGCGCCTCTCTGCAAGCAGGCGCCGACCAATCCGGCGGCAAGAACAACATCCAGGCCAAGGCGAGCACGGTCAGCTATTTGGAGCGGTACACGTTGCTCGGCGTGACCGGATGCGCGACCAAGGATCAGGATGACGACGGCCGGCGCAGTGAAGACGCCGCGTGGATCAACGCCGAGCAGAAAGCCACGCTCATTGAGATGATGCGCCAAGCCGAGCCCGACGTCGACAAGCTCGCCGCGCGCACGACGCGGTTCCTCAAGTTCTTCAAGCTGGAATCGCTCGACGACCTGCCGGCGGCGCGCTTCGGCGAAGCGAAGGACATCCTGCAACAGCAGATCAATGCCGCCAGGAAACCCACCACGCTATGACCCGCGTTCGCATCGAAACCAGGACCGACATCGATCTGGACGTGAAGGCGGCCGCGAAGTGGTTTGCTGGCCTGAGCGACGACGATATGGCCGAGTTTCTGATCGAGGTCGCCGAGCTGGCCAAAGCATTCCCGGGCAGCCCGGACGACCAATGGTACTACCTCGGCGGCCATCTTCGGAACTGTCCATGTGCGACTGATGCCGCACGCGAGATGGTGAAGGCCTGGGCGCATTGGATCGACCACAGCAACCACGGAGCGCACGATGACCGAAGATCTGATCCAGCGGAGTGACGAGTGGAAGGCCGCACGCGTTGGAAGTCTCGGCGCCTCATGCGTCCACGAAGTCGTGGCGCGCACCAAGAGCGGCTATAGCGCATCCCGCGCCAACCGCCTCGCCGCCATGGTCATCGAGCGCCTGACCGGACGCGCCCAGGAGATGTTCGTTAACCAGGCGATGCAGCACGGAATCGACATGGAGCCCGAGGCGCGCGACGCCTATGCCTTCGTGAAGAATGCCGATGTGGTCGAGGTCGGGCTCGTGAAGCACCCCAAGATCATCGGCAGCCACGCGAGCCCGGATGGCCTTGTCGGCGATGACAAGTTACTCGAGATCAAGTGTCCCCAAGCGGCCGCGCATCTCTCGACTCTGCTCGGTGACCCGATCCCAGAGAAATATGTCACCCAGATGCTTTGGCAGATGGCATGCACCGGGCGCGCGTTCTGTGACTTCGCCAGCTACAACGCGGATTTCCCCGTCCATCTACGGCTCAAAGTGATCCGCGTTGTGCGCAACGATGCGCGGATAGCCGAACTCGAGCGCGAGGTCTCGCTTTTCCTCAACGACGTGGAAGCCGCGGTGAAGCGGTTGACCGATGCGACCGCGCCGGCAGCCGCTTAAGCCCAAGCGCAGCAGCGGCCTCCGCAAGATCGTCCGCGAGCGGTCGCAGGGCATCTGTGCCAAGTGCGGCCGCTATGATGCCAAGGGCGAGAGCGACCACATCCAGCCGCTTTGGTGCGGAGGCGCCGACACGCTTTCGAACCTGCAGTGGCTTTGCCGGCGCTGCCATCTGGGGAAGACGGTCGGCGAGACCCCGATCCGCGCCAAGGCAGACCGCCTCGCGGCGCGCGCCGAGCTCACCCGTCAACGCCGAGCCATCCGATGAGCGACACCGATTATCCCTTCCTCACCCGCTACACCGGAGACGGCTGGCAGATTATCGGCAAAGCCGCCCAGGAGCGCGCCGACAAGCGCTATGTCGTCGGAGCTCAGTATGTGGTCGAGATCAAGGAAATCCGCTCTGGAGCATCCCACCGACACTTTTTCGCCTGCGTCCGCGAGGCTTGGGCCAATCTGCCAGAAGCTATTGCCCTGCGCCATCCAAGCCCTGAACATCTGCGCAAGCACGCCCTGGTGAAGACCGGGTTCGCCGATGAGCGCGTGATCGTGTGCAGTTCCAACATCGAGGCGACGAAGCTCGCAGCCTACATCCGCGCACTCGATGATTACGCCGTGATCTCAGTCAACGATAATGTCGTTTCGTCGTGGACCGCCAAATCCCAATCGCAGACCGCCATGGACAAGGACCAGTTCAACGAGAGCAAGCGCGCTGTGTTGGATTATCTCGCGACGTTGCTTCGGGTCGCAAGCTCGGAACTCTCGAGGAACGCGCAAGATGTCGTTTAGGGAGCGCTAATTTTATCGTCCTGCATTTCGCACCTGTTCAATCTGGTTGTCGACGAAGCCCTTGACGATCTCTAGCCGCGCATCGGCTTTGGCGAGTTCGGCGCGCAGCCGGTCGATCTCAGCATCCGCCTTCGTCAGATCGTCGCGCAATGCTTGGATCTCGGCGCCGAGCACGAATAGGCGCTCATCGTGCTCGCTCATCTTCTCAGAATTCGGCACTGCCGATCTCCTTGTCGCTCGCGATTGGCACCGGCCAGATCAGCACGGTGAACCGCCAGATGTCGATCCACCAGCGCCAACCGTAGAACTCGCAGCGGCCGATACCCCATACGCTGTATCGGCGCGGCATCACGCGGATCCAGGGACGCGGGCTCGTTATCATCTCAATGCTCCAATCGCGGCTATGAACGCGAACATCAGGATCGCGCCCGGGAGGAACGTCGCGCATACGTCGCAGAAGCACTCCAGGCAACTGCACTCGCCGAGATCGCGCCAACTTGTTTTTGTGCGCGGTGTTTTATCGGTCATGCGACCTCCTGGGCTGGCGCCTGTTTGAAGCGCGGCGCGCAGCCGCTCGATCTCGTCGGCGGCTTGGTCCAGCGTGCGCTTCTCGGCGAACGTAAGCGCCGCACTACCTTGGCGGATCTCACGCATCGCCGCGAGGAGATCACTCGTTATCGACTTATCGGCCACGGCGCTTCTCCATCGGAACGGCGGCGATCATGCTCAACGTGACCGTCGCGCTGACGTCGAACAACGTGTTCATGTCGGCGGTCTGCTGGTCGGGCTGCAAGCGCTCGATCGTCAGCATGCCGTTGCCGTCGCGATAGAGCACATTCACGAGGCGATTGCTCCATCCCGGACCGGAGGCGTGCTCGGCCCAGGCTGCGACGACGTGGCGAGGCGGACTCGTTTCGACGTCACTCGGATTTGGCATGGCGCTTAGCCGCCTCCTTCGCGATGGCCTGCTCCCTGATGTAGTCTTCCAAACAATCTTTGTGTGGCTCGTCCAGACTGTGTAGGCACGGAGCGCTCCCCCAGTAGTCTACTATCTCCCCCGCCGTGCGCCGACAAAGCCGGCATTCGTGGTCACGTTTCATCAGACGCCTCCCTCAATTCGGCAAGCCACTCGTCAAGTTCTGCTGTCGTGTTGGTATCGAGACCAATCGCGCGGTCACCGCCGAGCGCATCTCGAATGCCGCGTGCCCAGCCGAGCATTTCCGCGAGCGCGATCGTGCGTCGCTGCGTCCTGCTCGTTTTCGTTTCAGTCTTGGACATCAATCATCTCCTGCGCGGCTTGCGCGACCCCCTCAAGGTCCGCGAGCCAAGCGCGGCTGAAGGACACCTTGAAGAAATAGTTTCCGTCATCCTCGACATATAGCTCGACGCCTTTGGTCGGCCCATGACCCTCGGTGAACCGGAGCGCGAACAACTCCCCGACAACGGTCATGTCGGACCTCTTGAGAGGCGCCCTGTCATCTCGCAACGCGGCGATCGTCGCCAACGCGCGATCCAGCTCCGGGCTCGTCTTCATTCGGACCTCCTGTTGGACACGCGGCGCGTCGGCACCCATGACCGGCCTTCACGCCAACTATTGGTCGATGGGAATATGCGCCTCTCGCCGCTGCGACGATCATAGGCCGGATCATCCTCCCGGAGCAGCGCGAGACCATCGGTCAGCGCGACGCAGCCGACCATGCGCGCGTAGAGATGCGGCGGCAGGCCCGAACAGGTGCCGTAGGCTCGGCACGCGCCGGTGCAGTTACAGCCGGCCATGGTGGCGGCTCGTTTTCATGCAGATTCTCCTTCGCGTCGGCCACGCATATGACCGCTGCGGCGTTCGTCGGCATCGCTGGCGCGGCGCGTCTCGATATCGATCTGGGACTGGCGTCGCTCGCCGCTGCGCTTGGTCGCATGACAGCCGTGAGGCCCCAGACGCAGCTTGAAACACAGTGGCGCGCAGTCGCACCATGAGCCGTCCGACATCAGATGCCGAGCCGGACTCGTTTCATCCATCGGGGTTCTCCTCATGCCACAGCCAGAGCAGCGCGGCATTCGCCAATTGGAAACGCGCTTCGCCTTCGCGCGCATCGATCTCGCGGATCGACTTTCTAGTGCCAATGATTGGCTGCCGGTACGCGCGCCAAACTCGCGCTTTTTCGACCAGTGCAGCCTTGGCCGCTTCGGGCGTCCCCATCACGTCGCGATCGTCGGCGCTCATTTTGGCGTCACGTTGCATCTGAATTTCTCCCGATCGTGTCCACGATCTTGAACGGCCGCACGACTTCCTTTTCTTCGACGATCCAGCCCAGCGCCTCGCACGCTTTGTTCGCGCCGTCGCTCAAGTAGGTCTCGAACATGATCATGAAGCTCATCACGCGACAACCGGTGATCGTCTCGCCCTGGCCCGCGCAGATTTGCGCAGCGAGCGTTGCGGCGAGCTTGCGATCCGCATGCGATGATGTCATGCGCTCGGCCGGGCTCGCCTTACCACCAGCCATGATTGCCTCCCCAGGCCGCGAGCGCGAGCGCGCCCATGGCGGCTGCGACGCCCCACACTGCGATGAATGGGCTCAACTCCGCGCTCGTATTTGCCTCAGGCGGTTTCGGCATCTGAAGTCTCCATCTCCCTATCCAACGCGATCTGCTCCCGGTCTCGGGCAAGTTGCCAATCCACCCAGGCGTCAATGCTTTCCGGCGTGGCTTGCCAGAGATATCCTTCGGCGTCGGCATCGAATTCTCCGCCGGCTGCACCTGGGCACGACACGCAATCAGTATCGTAGCGATCTGGCTGGCACAGAACTTCCGCCGTTGCGACCGTAACTGCGCCGCAGCGCTCACACGCCGAGCGGATGTAAACAGCCTGCGGGCAGTCGCTCGTTTTGCTCACCATAAATCCTCCGAAAAGAGACCGTGTTGCGGCGCGGTCTCGCGCTTGATCTGGCCAGCGGTGCGCGCGATCTCCAGCGCTGCTTTCCTGCCGACGAACTCGCCGCTGTCCGTGATGAATCCCTGACGGTCACCCGAGACGAGTTGCTGTGCAACCAGAACGCCACCTTCCGATTTCGCCAAGCCGATTTGCGCGATGACGTGGTGGTGTCGCCCGGGTGCTGGCACGCTATGTACGACTCCATCATCGGTCCTGATCGCAGCGGCGACGATGCGTGGACTCATGTCGGCCTCCGCTCGCCGCGCTCAAAATACTCGCGCTTGTCCATGCTGTTGTGAACCATGATGCCGTCCCCGTCCGTAGTCGGGCCGCACCAGCATGCTTCGTCGGCGAGGTGTTCGCGAAGGTCGTTGATCGGGATGACGTGCAACAGCTCGGGCGGCAGGCCGACCACCTCCCAACCATTGGCCGGATCAGCCATCACAATCTCCCGACTTCGCGGAGGATCTTCTCGGCCACCGTCTTCATTGCGGCGACGGCAAAGGGCTGACCGTCCATGTACTCGAAGATGGCGACCTGAAGCGCAGTGGTCGAGCGCAGGATGTCCGCGACCACGATGTCCTTGAAGGCTTGATCGGTCGGCTTCATCGCAAGAACCTCTGCCCTCTCAGCGCTTCAATGTGCCCATTGATGATCTCCGCAGCGAGAGTGCGTGGGATCTGCGGCGATACCAAGCCGCCGATTGCCTTCTCCATCGTGATCTCGCCAGCGATCACCCTGGCCGCGAGGCGACGCGCCTGGCGCCCTGCCTCGCTCACGATCTCGCTCGTTTTCATGCCACGTCTCCTTTGGCCTTGGCGAGCGCGGCCATGTAGCGACTGATGTTCTCTCGCTGCTTCAGCCAGCCTTCGTGAGCTTCACCCTCTGGCGAGAATGAGGGGGACCCGCTCATCCATATGATCGTGTCGATCGCGTCGGAGAGCGCCGCGTAGAGATCAGGCGCGGCGGCGATTAAATGAGCCGTCGCCTCGAATGCGCGCTGCAGGTCACTATCCGCGTGACCGGCGTGGGCCATGAAGCAGATCGTGTGGCTGCCGTCGCCGAACACGATGTGGTTGTTCCACTCCATGTCTTCGCGATCGTCCGGGGAGACGGCCCACGGGCCTGGGATGTGCGCCGGGCTCGTTTTCTGTACCTTGGTCAAAGCAGGCCCTCCGTTGTGCCGGCCTTCTCGACCGGACCCTTGATGAATAGGTCGCCTTGGCGATAGGCATCCTCGATCCGCTTGCAGGCGATATCGAAGTAACGCGGCTCGATCTCGATGCCGACGAACTTTCGGCTGAGACCCGCGCAGGCGACGCCCGTCGTACCGGATCCCATGAACGGGTCTAAGATGGTCTCTCCAATGCGGCTGGCCCGCGAGACTGCCCAGCGCATCCAGGCGACCGGCTTGGGGCACGGGTGATCCACCTTCTCGTTGTTCGGCTGCTCATCCCGGTGAGAGTTTGGTCGACCACCCTTCCCATCCTGAAGATAGGGGTCCTTGCCGTAAAACAGAACCGGATGGGTGCATTGGAAGCCCCATGCGGTCCTGCCCGCCCCGTTGGGGGTGAACACAGATCCGATTGATGCCGGCTCGGGATACTCCCACAGCATCGCGGGGCCGCTGAACACGAGCGCGCGATCGGTGATCGCCAACGCGGCCGGGATCACCTCTCGGATCAGACCCCGGATGCGGTCCGGGTCGTCGTCGTAGAGTTTCGACGCCCTCAGACTCTCGCCCGCGTCGAAATGCTTGCTGCCTCTGAAGTCGCTTGTCTTCTTTTCGAGGCCGATGCCATACGGCGGGTCGGTAATCATTGCGTCTGCACGAAAGCACGCGGGAACGCTCGCGAGCCACTCTCGGCAGTCGGCCAGGATCAGCATGGCATCGCCAATGCGCTTGATCGCACGCGGTTTTGTGGTCGCGTTCACTGGCCCTCCACGCTCGTTATCGGCTCACGCGGCTTTGACATGCTTGGCACTCCTGGCGATCGAGAGAAGAAGGTCGCGGAAGGCGACCGGCGTCGCGTTCCTGATCTTGGTCTTGTCCTTGCCGCCGACCATCGCGACGACACCGATGCGGCGGGCCTTCTCGTAGCCGTAGCGCTCGATCATCCACTCGGGGATGCGCTGAGGCGCCGGCCCCCAAATCAATTCGGGAAGCTCAACGCGGGATGCGAGCAACCACGTCGGCTTGCGCGACATGTGGCCGTAGTGGCCCTGCTCGACGTGGCAGGTCCACCAGTGATTGCGCTGAACCCAACCGCCAGCGCGCGGCGGCGGCTCAATCCCGAAGTGCTCCCATGCGTGGCTGTGCGCAGGGTGCTCGATCACGCCGCCGAAATCGCGGACGACGCGTAGCGCTTCTGAGAAGCATCCGCCGTCGTCGCCCTTCTGGTACTGGTGTGGCTTTCGTGTCGAGCCATGCCAGAAGCGGCCCCAGCGTTGACAGGGCGGGTGCGCGACAACGGGATGCGGACCCCAGTAACGGCGAGCGTCGCGCGCTTCGTCCCACGGATCGACATCGGGCAAGCCGCAGTACACGCCGCCGGTCTCGACATAGAGCGCGGCGATCATCGCTTCGCCTTCTTCTTCCTGCGCCGCGGCTTGGGCGCCGGCTTCGGCCCGCTGCCGCGCTCGGGCCACGGCTCCCACCGCAGCTTGCCCTTGCTGTCCGGGTTGCCCATCGCCCAGCGCCAGACCGTGACGTAGCTGATCGGTCGCTTGATGAAGGCGGTCGCGCGCATCGCGACTTCATCCTTGGTCTTCGAGATCAGCCACGCCTGCCGGCACAGCTCAATCTCATCGGCGTTGAAGGACTTGCCGCGCCCGCCCGTCGCCTTCTTCAGCTTCTTGGCATCGTTCATCGCCTGGATGACCTTGCGCGACTGCTCGCGTCGCGCCAGGCGCATCGCCTCGATCAGCGGCGCGATGCTGTCGGTCGGCTTGATGTCGAGCTTGTGCGCCATCACCTTGACCGTGAGCCCGGCCTTGGCGATGGCCTGCAGCTTGGCGCCGATAGCCGCCTCGCTCTTGCCGAGCAGAGACAGGTCGTAGACGTAGACCGTATCGCCACGGCCGCTGTTTTTGATCAGCTTGTCCAGCCACTCGCCAGCATGTTGCCGATCGACGTAGACCCGGTGGTTGCCGAACTCGCTGGACATCTCGGCCGGCTTGAAGCCGTGCTCCAGGCCCGCGGCGATCTGCTTCGGCATTGGAACGGCCGACTTGGCGTTCAGGAGGTAAATTCGGTCCATGGTCCGCGATTTGAAATTTTTCTGTTGACGATTGAAACAGAGTTATGAAACAGTGTCAATCGTCGATTTTGAAACGCGCTTTGGAAAACCCCTAATAACGCCCAGAGGTCGAGATGTCGAACCTTCCACCCGGTGTCACCACGGGCATGCTGCCCGGCAACACGCGCGAGGATGCGATTGCCGAAGCCCGCATGGAACGCATCTATGAAGCCCTCGACGGGCTCGGGCTGACCGAGGATCAAATTGACGCCATCGCCGAGAAGGTCAATCCGCTCTTGGTTGATGCCTATCAGGTCGGCTTCAGCGACGGCACGGCCGAGGAAAAGATGATGGCCGGGATAGCCGCTGATAGCTACAAGCGCGCTGCGGTGGCCCAAGGTCGAGCTGCCCTCGGTGATGACCCCGACAAGGCTCAGACGCCTAGCGGCGAAGCCGTCGCCAAATTGTCCTGAAACGCCCATGCCCTATGCCGCCGTCCCGATGGGCCTGACGCTCGACTATCGCCGCCACGTCTTCAAGACGCGGAAGGCGGCGCAGAAATTCTGCGACAGGAAATATCTGACAGTGGGCGGCTACTACGTCGTGCGCCGCTGCAAATCGTGGAGGAGAACCATATGTCGACCAAAATGACAGTCACTGAATTCCAGGTCGCCGATGCGATTGCGCACGTCGTCGCGGACCCGGAGCTTTCGCCCAACGGAATTATTCGCGGCGTGCTGGTCCGTCTGGGTGTCACGATCGAGCCGACGCCCGACCTGCACGCCGCCGCCGAGAAGGTCACTGGTCCCGAGGGTATCAGCGACATGCTCAGCGGCTTCACCGACCTGGAGCTGGCGCAAGCCGGCATCGTCTGAAAACGCCGATGCCAAAACCGAAGCCCGGAGAGCACCAGTGGACGATGATGAGCAGCCTGCGTGTGTGCAAGGTCTGCGGCTTTGTCCGGCGCGCTGACGGGCGTAACAAGCCCTGCCGAGGCCCCATGAAGCTTCGGCCCATGGAGAAGATGAGGCCGCTATGAGCAAGCAGATTTTCGGCTACACGCCATCGCAACCGGCTGGTGACGCCTACGTGAAGTTCTGTGCCGTGCACGAGAACGATGACGGCGACACGGTGATCCAGGTCCGCAACGAGCGCGGCGTGATCAACGAGATCATTCTGCCGCGCAAGGTTGGCGCAGAGCTGTGCTACGCGCTGGCCGCACATACGAAGCCCGAGACCACCATCTGAGTGTCGATGGAGCCGCAATCCTCAACTGCGGTGGCGCCTGGAGAAAATTAGTGCCAGCGTTCGGCCGCAACGAATAGCGGCCACCTGATAGGAAACGCCCGAACCTGGAGGACAACGATGACCACAGCCCCGACCTGCGAGCAACTTCTGGACGAGGACGGCGTCAAATCCGTCAAGCGCGAAACCGAGAGCGGCTGGCGCCACGGCGTCGAGCATTGCGAGACGTTCCACCGCCCCGCCGACAACACGTACTGGCAGGTCAACTACCGGGTCTCGACCGATGGCGAGACGCACGAATTGCGTGACGGCGGTGTCCCGATCGTGCAGGTCGAGCCGGTCGAGAGCACGGTCATTCTGTACCGCCACGTCAAAGCCGCATAAACGCCCGAGGCTACGATGGCCCACAAAAAGACCAGCCCGACGATGCTCAAAGCGCTCCGTCTCGCCGCTGCGGATGGTGCGCTGCGCCGCCTTCCGGGTGGCTATTGGGTCAGCCGCACGTCGACACTGACGAAGCTTGATCGGGAGGCCTTCGACGCAGGCGATTGGGTCGGAACCACCACGGTGTATTCTTGCGTCGATCGCGGCTTCATGACCCAGAACGGCGACCGGATCGCTCACATCACCACGCTCGGGCACACGATGCTCGGCGAATTGTCCTGAAACGCCGCGGAGCCAGAGATCATGGATCTACAAGCCGGCCAGAAGCTTCGCGACAATGACCCGCGCATGGAAGGGAAGCGCATCATCGTGATCGAGTCGGTTGGCCAGTACATCGTGGTTTGCCGAAGCGGCGCGCGCTTCGTCCACGTGAGCAAGTCGCGCATCCACACCGACGGCAAGCCGCGCCGCACCGGCTTCGATCTCGTCACCGATCCCGCAACCGCATAAACGCCACGGAGCCGTCATGGCCGAAGAATCCGCGATCTCCTGGACCGACGCCACATTCAATCCATGGATCGGCTGCACCAAGGTGAGCCCGGCGTGTGACCACTGCTATGCAGAGCGCGACAATGGTCGCCGTGGCTGGGTAGATGGCTGGGGCGTGGGCGTGCCGCGGCGTCGCACGAAGACGTGGGGCGATCCGGTGAAGTGGAACCGCAAGGCGGCCGAGACCGGCTACCGGCCGCGCGTGTTCTGCGCATCACTCGCCGACGTGTTCGACAACGAGGTCGACCAAGCGTGGCGCGATGATCTGTGGAAGCTGGTCGCGGAGACGCCGCTACTGCGCTGGATCTTGTTGACCAAGCGCATCGGCAACGTCGACCACATGGTGCCGAAAGCCTGGATCGAGGCGTGGCCAGCGCACGTCGGCCTGATGGCGACGATCGCGACTCAGGCTGAATGGGACCGCGATTTCTGGAAGCTGGAGATGTGGCAGGGGCACGTCCCGTGGATCGGCGTCTCGGCCGAGCCGTTGCTGGGCCACATCGACATCGGCGACGCCAAGCCGGACTGGATCATCACGGGTGGCGAGAGTGGCGCCGGCTTCCGGCCGCTCGACATGGACGCCGTGCGCTCGCTACGCGACCAGTGCGCGCGCAATGGCGTCGCTTTCCACCACAAGCAGAATGGCGGGGTCCGCGGCAAGGACGCCGGATGCTTGATCGACGGCGTGGAGCACAAATTCTTCCCGCCAGCGCTTGCCGCATAAACGCCGAGGTCGAAGATGGTGAAAGATTGCTGGCGCTGTGGTGGGATCGGTCAGGTAGGCGTGCGCAACACGACCGCGCCCGGACTATCATCCATTCTGACCGCGAAGTGCCCTGAGTGCGACGGCACTGGCAAGGACTACAGCGAGAACCACGAGCGCTGCATGCACTGCGGCGAATACACCGACGAATGCCGCTGTAGCGGTGGATACTGAAAACGCCCCGGCTCCAGACACGAAAAAGGGCGCTGCGGTTTCCCGGGCGCCCTGAGTTCGCAATGGCAGTCGTGGATCAGCCGTTCGGATCCTCGCCGTCCTGTTTCCGCTCGCGCTTGTAAAACCACGAAAACAGCACGTTGAAGACGCGCCAGAACATCAGGCGTCCCGCATCACTCGAGCGTGAGGCACCATCAGACAGGCAGTCGGCGTAACAGCCGCTACCGGCTTGGCCGGGCTCACGGTGATGCCGCCTGCTGCCGCGCATGCAGCCGCAAGTACCGGGTCGGCAGTGTCGCTGATCGCCACCAGCGTTGCGCCGGCCGGTGGGTAGATCACGCTCGCGATCGAGGCGCCGGTCGCGATATACGGGACGACGGTACCGGCAATCTTGCAGAACGTGTTCGCGTCCTTGACGGCCGAAACCTCGATGGCATTGACGGTTGCGCTGGCTGCCGTGAGCTGCGCGGTAGTGCAGGCGCCCGCGCTCAGGGCGAGCAGGGCGGCAATGGCGACGGTAATGCGCTTCATGTGGTTTGCCCCTATCGGTTCATGATTTCGGTGATACGCTCTTTGCCGACCTTAAGGCCGGTGCGCCAAAGCGTCATCCGAGCTTTAGCACAGTCATTGCAGTGCTTTACCTTCGTCCCCGGATAGCGCGTCTCCAGCGCCACCAGAAATTCGGTCAGCGGCTTGATCGTCTTGCACGCCTTGCACAGACGCTCGGTCATTAGTCCGCCGACAACGCCGTCGCGATCGTCTTCGCGCGGCCGATCAGATCGGCGACATACTCCTCGACCGGCACGTCGCCGACATCCTTGCCGCCCTCGATGTCGGTCTTGATGACGCCGATCAGCGCCTCGATTTCGGAAATCGCGCTGGCGTTCTCGATGAGCAGCGGCACGAGCTTGAGGGCTAGGGACAGGTCCATGATGGTCTCCTACTTGATTCCGATGGTCTTACTGGCTTTGATGCGGCCATAGACCGCAATAGCGCCGCCCACGAGCCCGCCAGCGCCGGCCAGGAGGGCGGCAATCTGCTGGGTGTCAACATCGGTCACGTTGACGTGTAGCAGCGTGGCGGCGACGGGAACGGCAATGGCGAGGATGCCGCCCCAGACGGTGCGCGAGGCATACCACGATTTGGTGTCGTTGAGCGGCGCGGCGGCGGGGTCGGTCATGGCCAGGGATGGATTGCGTAAATCAGGGCGCCAGGCGTCTTTCTCAGGTCAGCGATAAGATCGAACATCGCCGCGTCGGGCTCCGCGTGGTGACCGTCACACCGACCGTTGCGCCAACCATGCCAGTAGGAACGCGAACGATTATTTCCAGGCTCGGGATCTCCCGCACGGCCATCGTGGTAACCCTCCAGAATCTGGGCTTCGTCCAGTGTCGCCAAATCAGCGGCAGTTCGCACCGGTTGAAATTCGCTCACGTCGGCCATTTCCCCGTTAGAAGCATTTTCGCGTCAACTTTAACACGTTCTGGCGCCTCTGTCGCCCACGTTGAGGATAGCATCTCGGCCGCAGCCGTATCCCATTGCCCGATCTGGATCGCGGCAATCATCCGCTCGAACTTGGACAAACCACCCTGTCCAAGCGTAAACGCGGCATCCACCAGCGCAGCCTGGCGCGGCGCGCTGAGCGCGGCGAATTCGGCGGCACCGAAGATCGCGATGCACTCGTTGCCGGCATCACGCAAGTCGTCCTGGAAGATCTGATCGACCGCAGTATCGGACAGCGGCTTGGCCTGGAGATTGTGTCCAACGCCGACGCTCCAGATGCCGCGCGAATCCTGATAGGCGAGATTTTTTCGGCCTTCGTGGAGCGTCACCAAGTCGGCAACCGATGCGATCATGTCGTCATCTTCCGCCGATCACTCTGCCCATCCCACATCCGCGTCGCAAGATCGCTGATCGCCTTATCCAACCGGTCGAACCCGCGATCAATCGTGCGCTCGATGCGGTCAACCTTGGCGTTGGCCTCGGCCTCGACGCGATCGACGTTGGCCTCGGTCCGTTCCTCGAGCGCGCGCATTTCCTGGCGGATCAATTTGCCGTCCTCCATGCAGCGATTCGCCTTAGCTTCTAGCCGAAATAGCCATGAAAAACCAGTCACGGCAGCGATGACTACGGCGACAAGAGTGGCTATCCATTCGGCGGTCATGGAGCTAAGTAACCTGGCCTCCAGTTTGCGGAAAGCCTGGCGGCATGTGCCCCCAGGATCCCGGCATGACACCAGCCCCTAGTTGACCGCCCGTCTCGATGACGCCGTTGTTGCGCGCCGCCGCCGTGAACGCGATCACGTTGGCCGCCGTCCACGTTGCCCCCAACTCGATCACCGCGCAATCGGCTTCGAAGATCGCGGCATAATACCCGCAATAACCCTGGAAAGTCACGGCGAACGGGGATGCCCCGAGATTGGTGTCATAGACCACCTGGCTTTCGGTGCTCGCGTCGATGTGGTTCTGGCCACCAGCCGCGAACACAACTGTCGCATTCGTCTGCGTACCTGTGGGTAGACCGTTGGCCAAGGTGACGGACTGCGTGGAACCGGACCCACTGACGCTGCCGACGACAGCATAGACGTTGCAGTTCGGGCCACCCATCACCATGCCGGGCAGGATTTGGCTACTGCATCCATTGATCGTGATCGTGCGTTGCCCCGCGGTGAAGCTCGCAGTCCCTTGGACCCACGGCTTCGTTACCGTGTACCCCGCGCCGAAACGCACGGTCGCCGCGCCGCCGAGCGTGGTCAGATCGTTGTTCGGGTTGGCATTAACACCAAATACGATGCCTGGCCCGAACGACAGTTGTCCGGCGCCGACCGACACTGTGTCATTGAGGAAGCTCGGCTGTGCCAACGTGAGGTTTTGAAGCAGGGCGTTGCCATAGCCAGCAAGGCCAAACGCGTAGCTACTCCCGACGCTCGATCCCTCCAGTGTGAGCCCGGCACTGTTACAGCCATCAATGATCTCAAATCCTCCACCGATAAGCTGGCTGCTCAGAAACGTGCCCGCGAGCGACAGAGTCGGAGAACTCAGGATCGGCGCATAGGTAACCGCGAAGCCAGCCGTGTTGAGGTTGGCCAGCGCGTAGGCACGGGCGCCGTTGATGGTCGCGAAGGGAGCGGCCAGCGTACCGGTGCCGGTCGAGTCCGAACCGCCGACCGCGAAATACAGCGTGAGCGGGGCCGTTAAATTGGTTAAAGACATTTTCTATAACGTCCATTCTGCAATAACGATCCCGATTGCACCCGTGCCGCCGGTCTGATTCGTCCCCGCTGCTGTGCCGCCGCCGCCACCACCACTGCCGTAAGGGTTCGCAGCGCCACCGCCAGCACTCGCCGTGCCGCCAGAGCCGCCGCTGCCCATGGTTGACGCGCCGCCCGTACCGCCACTCGCAATCATGGTCGATAAATATGGCTGGCCTGGTGAGGCATAACCGCCGGAGATGTTTATGGTGCCGTTCGTGGCAGTCCCGCCGGCGCCCGCCGCGCTCGCCACCGCAGATCCGGAAACAGTAGCGCCGGCCCCGCCGCCGCCCGTAACCGTGGTAGCGCCGAAGACGATCGTGCTGTTGCCGCCATTGCCGCCGCTGCTGCCTGCTGCTGCAGTGCCGCCTGCGCCAATGGTAACTGCCACCGTGCTGGTAGTGCCGAGCGAACTGCCGAAGAATACCGCCGTAGCTCCCGCGCCGCCGCCGCCGCCACTGCCGCCCGTCGCATTGGCCCCGGCGCCACCACCGCCGCCGCCCACGACCGTAAATTTGTAGAGCGTCCCCGGCAGCGTGGTGGAAACCGGACCGAACGTGCCCGACGTGGTGAAGACCTGTTGATGCGTCGTCGGATAGGCGAGCCCAGGCCATGCGGAGACAATCTGAAATTCGGTGCCGTCGTAGATGACCGTGACGACCTGGTTTGTCTGTATCTCCGTCCCGGTCAACGCCGCGGGGCCGCTCAGCGTGTTCTTGTAGATATTCTTGGTGCCGAGCCCGTTGACGTTGAGCGTCGCCGCGCCTGTGTTCGCGAAGTTCGCGATGAACGTGACTTCGAAAGGCGTCGCGTAGGACGTGATCTGCGGATTGGCGACCGCATAGGCGTTGGCGCTGCCCGTCGAGGCACCCGCGTAGAATTGAAAGGGCCCGGTGGCGGGAACGTTGTCGAGCGTCCAGACAGGCGTTCCGGTCGGGGTCTGGAGCTGGAACTTGTAGAACAGTCCCTGCGTCAGCCAGATGCCGCAGGTTACGAGCGCGCCGGTCTGCGGGTTGCCGTTGGAGTTCAGTACAATGGGGTTCGTGTTGGCTGTCGCGCCGGTGCTGTCGGTATAGGTCGCCTGATTCGTGGTGGTGCCGGCGATCCAGACCTGCAGCAGATAGCCGGATGCCGGCGCTCCGGCGCTGGTCATGAACTGCGGGATCAGTTGCGGCGTGATCGAGACAAGCGGATTTGCCATCGGTCCATCTCAGGGATGCGGCGTCTCACGACGCGGCGGAATTCGGTTACTCGAGCGTCAAGGCGTATCCTGCTTTGCGCATAGCGGGGAGGGCCTTCTCGACCTTCTCGCCGCCATCATTGCGATAGATCATGTTCGGAAAGCGGATCTGGTCGATAGTGCCATAGACGCGCTTGCGAGCCGCTGCGATCGTCTTTCCGAGACCGGTGACGACCATCACATATTCTCCCGCAGTCTGGAACTGCGCGGCTTCGACAACCTTATCGTCCTTCATCACGGGACCGCGGCCCATCATCACGCCGCAGCAATGCACGTCATCATACACGTTCTCCAGCCCCTGGATCGGATGACCGTCCACCATGTCTGGAGTCGAGCAATTATAGGGGAAGCGCGGTTGCCCGATGACGACAGCCATGCAGACATCTTGCGAGACCTTGAGCGTGTCGCGACCGTTGAGCAAGTCGACCATCCACTGTGCGGGGTCGCCACGGTGGGAAGCCATCTGGCCAAATAGCGCGGGATAGCCGCAGCGGGCGGTCGCCTCCAGGGGATATGCCTTGCCCTTCTTGTCGATCATCGCGCCGATGCAGAAGTCGCCGACATGTCCTGTTGCGGCGAGCGCTCCGGCCATGGGCGTGAGCAGTTCGTTGACTGCCTTATCGGTCTCGACGTACTTCGACACGCTGACCATCTCTCCCGTATTGGGACCGATATCTCCGGGCATGAGCGGTTTATGTTCGAACGAAATTTGGAACTTCTCTGGGAGGAAACCTTCAGGACCGAACCAACCGTTGACGCCGATCTCGAAATCCGCGTCAATCTTCTCCTGCAACATGCATCTACCACGCAGTTTTGTGCCGCGGCGAATTTTCGCTTCTATCCAGCCAACCATCTCGGCTGGTGAGCACGACACAAAAGTCAATGCTTTGTCATCCTCATCGCCGAGGGTCTTGAACACGAAGCACTTATCATTCTTGCGAGCAAACTTCGCCGCGCTCTGTAAATCATCGAAGACTTCGTATGGCAGCAAATCAATCCCAGCCGCTTCCATCGCTTTCATTCCGGCGCCGCGGTCGATCTCAAGCCGTGCGCTCGAAACCGTCGGGCTGAAAATCTTGAAGCCATGTGCGCGGTACTGATCGAGTTCGTAGACGTAGCGGAAATTTCCGGTATTGAGGATCAGGCCGTCTTTGGCTCGTTGCATGTACGGGCGCCAGTCGTCTATAATCGTGAATCCCTTGAACCCCTGTCCTTCGCGAGAGGGGGTCTTGTGGTAGCGGAACCAAAAGACCTCATGCCCGGCTGCCGCGCATCGAATTGCGAAGTCGAGTCCAAGGCACTCAGGGTCAATTATTAGGACGACCATCGATGCTCGCTACGAAAGATCCGAGGAAGATCGCCGCGCGGTTCTGGCAGAAAGTAGACCGCAGCGGGGAGTGTTGGGTTTGGCTATCTGGTGTGAATAACCAGGGTTATGGGAGATTCAGAGACCCACTTGCCTACGGGAAACAAAAGCGCATTTTTGCGCACCGGTTCTCGTGGCAGATGGCGAATGGCCTGATCCCTGACGGGATGTTGGTCTTGCACAAGTGCGACAATCGCAAATGCGTCCGCCCAGACCATCTATTCCTGGGCAATCACCGTGACAATGCGGTGGATGCGATATCTAAGGGTCGGCACCAATCGCAAACAAACCCCGATTGCTACCTTCGAGGGGATGCTCTTCGTGCTGTTCGACCGTATACTCCGCGCCCGCCAGCGCAGCGCGGCCCAAAGATCACGAGAGCGCAAGCAATCGAAATTCGATTATCCAAAGATCACGTGAAGGTGCTTTGCGACCGATATGGTTTGGACCAGTCAACCGTCTACAAAATCCGCAAGGGCGCAATGTGGCGATCGTCCTCTACCTGACTTCCCCATAACCCGTCATCCCAAGCTCATGCGCTACAAGATGCTCCACGAGGCACGCGAATCGATGCTCCTGCCGATACGGCGCCCGCGGATCATCACCCGGCTCGCCGTCACCATTAAACCGCGCGTCGAACGCGTCGACGCTCTGTTGACTGATGCCGCGATCGAGGCACAGGAATGCTTCGATCAACTCGTGCAGCGCGTAGAGAAAGCCCTCACGCGCGAGCACGTCGCCCGTGACCTTGATGACCAGCACGCCGTCGGATGCGATGTACCAGTCTCCCGCCAAGCCGGTTTCCATGTTATACGGCGGGCGCATCTCCTCCGGGGTCGCGGTTTCGATGATGATGCGGGATCTTGTCATTGAGTGACCTGAGGCTCCTGATCCAAGCGGCTGCAGTCGGCTTTATATCGGTCTTACTGGCCCGGCTGCGGAACTACGCTCATGCCCGCGGCGGCAGGGGCGAGATAGGGCGTCGACTGGCGTATGCCTTGGGCAAGCGCATTGCGCGTCGCGCCCGCCGGGGCCGCCCACGCATTTAGCGCGTTCATCCCAACCCGACTATAGGGCAGCGCGGCGGCTGCGCCACCCGCCACCGCACCAGGATGACCGCCAAGAATGCCCACTAAGCCGAGGGCGGCTTCGATCATGCTGACACGCTGGGCTGTCCCGCTATCCGGGATCTTGTTCGGCAAAACCTCCTGAGCGGCTTGCGCCAAATCCGCCATGGGGGCAGTGCCAGCGGCCCGCACGCGACGGGTCTCGCCTTTATTGGCGCCGCGCAGAAGATCGCCAGGTGAGAACACGCCCAGAGCCGTAGGTCGTGCCGCGGCAGCGTTCTCGACGTCGGCGAACCGTCCGTAGGCGCTATTGATGGCGCGCAACTCGGCACGCTGAGCCGGGTTCTGGCGCTCAAGCGTCTCGCGGATCGCGTCGTTGACGTCATGGAGCCGTTGACCCAAATCGCGCTCCCCAGCCATCTGCGATCCACGGAATCCGCTCGATAGCTGCGACAGTTCGCTCTCGATATCCTTGAGCATCTTGCCGTCGAGCACGCCACCGGTCTGCGCCGTGCGACCGGCAACGCGGTTTTGCAGGATGTTTTCGAACTGGCGCGCGTTGTCGGCCGGTAGTTCGCTCGCGAGTTGTCTGATCTGCCCGATGCGTTGCATAAACGGCTGATCGAGGGTCAAGCTGACATTCGGCAGAAGGCGCCCATAGGCATCGCCCAACGCATCCTGGCCCGCTCGGATAGCCTCATATCCCGCCTGCGTCCCACGCGGCAGCGCCACACCGATCGGCGCCAGAGCTTCGTTGATCGCGGCAATGTTGAACGATTCGATGCTTCGCCGATTGGCGGCATCCATGACGTGTCCGAGGATCGGGAGGCTGTTCAACGTGTCTTCTGATCGCTTCGCAAGGCCGCCCGCCATCTGACCCGGCGTCAGGCTTACGCCTGCGTCGAGCAAGCGGCGGACCGCGCCCTGGAAGGTCGGCGCCAGAGCATTGGCGACGCGCTCACCAACCTCGCCGCCGACATAACCCATGGCCGCTCCCTCGGCGGTCTGCTTGCCCTTCTCGGCCCAGTAGTTGCCGGGCTCGGCGACCGGGTTGAGCGCCGCCATGGTACCGCTGGCCAGTGCCGCACCGCCAAGCCGTGCCGCCGCCGATGCGCCGCCCATGACGCCTGGGGCGAGATAGTTGACCGGACTCGCGATATTGCCCGTCAGCCGCGCCCAGTCCATCGAGCCCGCATCGGCGCCCCTGGATGCCTGGATGGCCGCTTCGCGTTGCGCCGTCTGCACATCCATCGCGGTCTGCCCAGGCGCCTGGCCGAGCGCGGTTCCGCGCACGAGGCCGGTCATCGTGTTCGTGCCCTCGGGCAGCTTGGCTACTAGCCCCGTCTTGTCGGCCAGCCAGTTGTTGGCGTGGTTGACCGCTTGTTCGACTGGCGCCGGCACGATATGCGAAAGAAGCTGGGCGCCGCCCTGCACCGGATCCCACATGCCGGTGCCGATACCTTCAAGCGTCGATCGGGTTGCCGGCTTCTCTATAGTCGGCGTGCTCGGCTTTGGTGCCGGCTGGTCAAGCTGCGACGCCATCATTCGCGACGTCGGCGTGATCAGCTTGTCGTTGCCCCAATCGTCATGGCTATCCGCCGCCGCTTTCTTCGGCTTGTCCGGCGTCACCAGAGGATCGTTGCCCCAGTCGTCGGCCATCAGGGCTTCACCCGATAGGAGCCCTCAGGGTCGCTGGGCTTGCGATAACGCGCGCCCGATGGAAGCGCGTCGTAATCGGCTTTGCTCGACGGTGTCGCTACGGAACTTCCGGATGCGGACTTGGGCGCAGCTTCGTCCGATTTTGGGGCGGTCGGGCGATCGCCCGCACTCGGCAGCTTGACCCCCTGAATTCTGGCCTTGATGGCATCACGCTGGTTTCCGTACTCGTCTTTCTTGTTCTCGGCGTCCTTGATCATGACGTCTTCATAGAATTTCTTGATGGCGCGCGGCGAGTCCGCGATGCTGAGCATGCGCATGGCCTCTTGTCGTGCGCCTTCGGTAATCGCGGCGGACGACATTGCGCCGCCGCCGACCACCTTCGCAAATTCGGTCATGCCGGCCATTAGCGCGCCACCAGCGGCCTTGGTGTCGGGGTCGCCTTCGTTGGTCAGAATGTAATTCCTGAGCTTGTTGACGAACGGGCCCCACTCGGACGTGCCTGCCTTCGGCAGCAATTCCAGGGCATTTTGCATATTGCGCTTCATGGTGTTTTCAAACGCAACAGTGCCGTCGTACATCTTCGTCAACTGGTTGAGAGAGATAAAATCAGACTTGACCTCTGCGCGCCCGCTGGCAACCTGTAGGGCAAAATCGCCAGGACTTAGGCCGCTTTCGCGCTGGAGTCGGGCGCGTTCGGCTTGGTAGGCTGCGCGATTCTTGGCGCCCGCATTGCCGCCGCCAAATTGCGGATTGGTGCCAGATACGATGTTCTCTTGAACCGCAAGCGAGACCGCATCGGGATCCCATTCGGACCCCTCGCCGTACACGGACGGATGAATGACGCGCGTCGGCGCGGGCAACGGCGTGCGGTTCTGATCGGCTGAATACCATTGGCCGGTGCGCTTGTCCTCGACCGCCGGCACTTCCTGGACCTTGCCGTCTGGCCCCTTGATTTCGACGTTCTGGACCGTGCCAAGCTCGGGCTTGTTCTTTTCCCAATTGAACCGATCGCGCGCCAGATTCACATTGGCCGCCTGGATGCCGAGCGACGCCCTTTGATAGCCGGCCTCGCGGTCCTCACGCTTCTCCGCAAGCGCATCCTTGCGCTTCTGCTCCTCCATCGTCAAATAGCGCTGCGAATTCGCCGACACGCGCTGGAAGTCGAAGTTCGGCGGAAACTGCGCGATCTGCTCCTCTGAGAACAAGCCCGACTGCTTGGCCGACGAAATGCCGTCCGTGTAGACCTTCTGCGCGATTTCCTGCGCTTGTGCCGGCGACAAGCCGCGATCAATGGCGCGCTGGTAAGCGATAGCGGACGGCGTGCGGACCTCATCCTCGATCATCTTGTGACCGGCGATGGTCAGATCGGCATTGGCGCCTTTGACCTGGGCCTGCGCGAGCTGATTGGCCGTGCTCATCTTCTGCATCTGCATCCCGTACTCGGGCGAGATGGCCATGATCTGTTGCAACGCTTCGGGCTTGAGCGTGCCTTCGGGCGTCAGGTTGTTCTTGTCGGCAAACACGTTCTTCATGGCGTTCTGCGCCTGCATGGCCGTCTGGTTGGCCTGGAATTTCTGCTGCAGGTTGGCGAGCGTCATCAGTCCCTGCTGGTTCTGTAACCAGTCGGGCGGCGGGTTTACCGCGAGAGGGATCCGCGCGTCGATCGCCATGTCCGTCCCCTACGCGGTACCGCCAGTATCCGCCTGTCCGGGCGGCGCGTATCCAGCTTGGTTCAAGTACGTGTTCGCCAGTTGCTGATACATCTGTTGATTCGAATAATTGTTGAGGCCGCCCGTCAGCGCGTTGGTCGCGCCCGCGATGCCGGCGGCCTGCGCATTACCTTGCTGCGTGAGGAAATTACCGGCGTTGTTGGCGATCTGCGCACCCGTGTTGCCCATGTTGACGGCCGCGTTCTCGCCGAGCTGCGCCTGGCCAGTCAGCATATTATACACCTGTTGCTGATACTGGGCTGTCTGATTGACATTGGCCTGCCATCCTTGGAGTGCCTGGTTGAAGAACTGCGGCTCGTACTGAGCGGCGAGACCCTGGCCATACCCCGTCAAGGCCTGGAGCGCATTGCCGCCGACGCCGCCGAGTTGCGAGATGTTGTTCATCACGGCCTGTGTGCCCTGGCCGAGTTGCCACTGATAGCCGGGGTTCTGCGAAATCTGGTTGGGGTTGAAGCTGAATGCGCCCGGCCCGCTGGTCGCTTGACCGATGTTGAATCCCGAGCCCATCGCCGGATTGGCAGTCAGGAACCCGCTGCTGATGAGATTCTGGATGGTGCCCGCAGCGGTGCCGCCGTAGTTGATGAACGGCGTCAGGTTGCCCTGTTCCTGGTTGAACATGCTGAGTTGCAAGCCGGCCGCGTTCCCGGCCGAACCGCTCTGAGCCAGCGAACTACCGATGCTGCCCGCCGCCGATGCTACGCCCGCAGCGAGACCCGCCCAACCACCCGGCATCTCAGTTACTCCGTTCGTGAAAGTCGTTGAACTTGTCGGTATGGATGCACACGATCAGCATGAGCCGATCGCGCGCGCTGTCATTCCGGACCCAGTGCGGGTGGCGATTATCCATCAGCCAGACCTCGCCGGGTCGCGTCTCGATTTCCTCCGTCACGCCGTGGCGCTCACAGCCGAATATGGCATTAGCGTCGGCCTGTAACGGGATGTAGAATTTGTCGTGATATTGGCAGTGCCATCCTTGATCTATGTGGCGGTCGATACCGAACCCCGGTTTGATCTTTGTCGCCATGACGAGGCCGATCGTCTCGCCCTCAACCTCGCACATGAGATCGAACACGATCTTGCGCACGCTCGGTATAGCCTTGATCGACGGATACCAAACCGGGATGTGCTCGTAAGTCATCGCATGCAGATCTCCTGGCGCATAGCGGCGCGGATCGGCATAATGGAACCAAATGTCCTGCATCCCGGCATGCGGCGTGCCCTTCAATGTCGCTCGGTAGGGGATCTTGCCCCACAATTCGGGATGGGCGTCGAGTTCCCCAAGAACCGCTTTAGTATCAACCGCGACGTGGATCGGTACGAAGTTCTTGAGGCTGGCCATGTCCATCGCGCGAGCGAGCTGATATGCGACACCGCCGCCGACCGCGATCCCGATCATCAGACACACGCCTCCGGCTGCTGTAATGCCGCGATAACGTCCATGCCCATCATCGCCGGTAGATCTGCGGCCCGCTCTGCGATGATCTTGCGCACGCGTCGCATGTCGGACTGCACGTTGAGATTTTGAAACAGTGCCACTTTGTCGAGGTCGAACTGTATGCCCGGCATAAGGTGCCACAGCGAAGCGCGCACGACGTCGGGGCGCGAGAGACCATGGAACGGCACGACGCGGATCAGGGGGTTGCAGCGAAACGGCGCAATGCGCTCAAGCAGCAAGCGGCAAAACCTGGGGACCTGCGCAAACCCGATGTCGTCTATGGATCGCTCGACTTCGTGGGTCGGGCGATCGATCACCAGAACGCGCGGCTTATACTCGGCCATGATCTCGGCGAGATGAAAACCGAGGCCGCTATCCGATATGCCGACATACTCGTATTTCGTGGACGCCCAGACCGCGAGAGAGTCACGCCACGTCTTGGCTTCCAGGAACGGCTCGTGATAACAGGTAACGCGATGGTCCAGATTGGCGACTGCCGCCAACCAAGCGGTGCGCGAGCGCGGGAGACCGACGATCAGGAAGGGCTTGGCCATCATCATTTGATCCGAAACGCAGTGATCGTGCTGTCCATATTCAGACCGGTAAAGCTGTAGCCGATGACGCCGCTGGTGCTGGTCGCGTCGCGAACGGAGATGCGGAGGTTTCCTGCCGGCGATGCGATGAACCCTGACAGAGCGATGTTTGCGCCGCCGCTGAGAACCGACTGTTCAACATAGCCCGATGCAATCAATGTCGTCCCGTCCCAGAGCTTGGCGTAAAATGCGGCGGTCGCCGAACTTGTGTCGGCAACTACGACAGAACCGGACACGAACCATGTCCCTGTCGACCCCTGGGCCACGCTAGGTCCATCGAAGAAAGTTGATGTGCTGTTAAGCGTGACATTGGTCGTTAGAGAGTTTGTGATCGGCGCCGACAGGATCGAGGCCGGCGAGATATTCGAGAACGTATTCGCCGCGCCGCTCATCGTCTTGTTGGTAAGCGTGTCCGTCGTAGCCCGCGCCACCAGCGTATCTGTCGCGGCAGGCAGAGTCAGTGTGCCGCTGGCCGTTGTCGCCGGCTCCAGTAGCGTATTGCCACTGCTTGAGCCGGAGAAGGACACGCTGCCATTGCTGAACGTCTGAACACCTGACCAGGTGTTGTCTGCGTTCAAGAGCGGGATGGCTGATCCGCTGGTGCCGATCCCTGATCCGGCATCCGAGATTGTGCCGTTCGTATCCGCGAACTTGGCCAGATGGCCGGACACGATCGGCGGCGTGACAGACGCTACGTTAGCATCACCGCTGTTCGTCGCGTTTTTTGTCGCTGCGGTGCCGAGCCGGATTCCCTGACCTGTGCCAGTCCATAGCGCGTAGAGAAAGCGCCACCAAGGCGATTGGAATCTACCGCTGCTGTCTAGAACCGTCGTAAGCTGATTGGGGATCGTGTAGTTCGGCGCAGTCATTCTAGCCGTCCGTCAGATCCGCGCCCGTCAATCCGACGCGAAACTGATCGGTCGACGATAACTCGAATATCCGATCCAAGCCGCTATTGCGTCTCGTACTGCCGAGCCTGTTGAACTTGCAGAGCAATGCCGTCTGGCCGATCTTGCCGGCCGAGGTCGTGCGATAGTCCGACCATGTGTGGCCGCCGTCATCCGACCACCGCAGTTGCAGCAGCGGCGCGCCGCTCGGCGGAACCGAACTCGAGCCGGTCTCCATATTGATCACCAGCGGCGGGAAGCGCACCGGCACGGCGCTGGGCTTCGGCAGGGCACGCCATGACCGTATCCACTTGCGCTGCACGCCGGCATCGGTCAGCGCGTTGAGATCGTAGGCGTAGATATTGCCGGACTGATAGTCGCCGATGATGTTGAGGTCGTTGAACTGGGCAAAGCAGTTGCCCCAGTGCCGCAGGATCTTGCCGTTCGCGAGACGTCCGCGCTTGTGCCAGAACCGCGTCGCCAAATCGAGGCACCATGTCTCGCCCGCGGTCGGGAATGTCAGGACGTAGAAGACGTGACCCTCGAGCTGATGCACGTAGGCGATGGCATCCGAGCACGTCTGGTACTGCGCGATCTCGTACTCCATCGCGTGCGTCGAGACGCGCTCCGGGACGTAGCCGGGCGCCATGACGACGATGCGTTCGCCCTGGTCGTTCTGCGCCAGCCACAACAGCACTTCACCCGCGCGCTCGACTGAGAATGGTGCCAGGCATCCGGTTTCGATGAACACGCCGGTATTGCGCTGGAACGCAAAATTGTTGAGCCCCGCATTATCCCAGACCTCGACGTTGGTCTGCTTGAGCAACCACATCTCACGGTGAAAGGCCGTCGTCGCGACGATGTTGTCCTGCCGACCATTCGCCGACCCGAAGGCCAGAGATTGCCACGTCGAGAGATCGTTGAAGTTCGACTGGAAGACGAACTGCGTGCCGATCTGGTTGACGAAGCCGAAGCCGTCCTGGTAACCGGCCACGCCCGGATTTGCGAACGGCAGGGACAGTGCCGATAGACCGTTGGCGACCGTGTAGAGATAGCCGCTGGTGCCGTCGAAAATGTTGAGCTGCGTGCCGTTGTTGATCATCGACACCGGGCCGCTATTCGTGCCCAGCGTACCGAGCGACGTTACGGCCCATGTCAGCGAAACCGAATAGAGCGCGCTCGCCGAGACCGCGTAGAGCACCGGCGGCGTCCCCATGACGCTGAAGCCGCGGATCGGTCCGCCGTTTCCGCATGACGCCATGAGATCGAGGCCGGGCGTCATGTAGAGCGCGCCGACGTCCTTGCCGTTCTTGGTATCGACCGCCTCGACGTACAAATTTAGGAGCTGCTGGTCGATGAGGTTGCGCGAGCGACCGACGGCGTGCGCGCCGAGGAACGGGGTCTTGATCGCGTTCTGCGGAGGCGGCGGGCCCGGCGGCATGGATTAGACCGTCGCGCCCCCTGTGCGATCGGTGTAAATATTGTAGGTCCCGCTCGACTGGCTAACCAACTCGGGTTCCATGACCGCGATCGAGGGTCGCATGTTGGTCCGCTTGATATTGCCCTTCGACTCCATCGCCTGCATGCGCACGTCGGGATCGAGCTGCGCGCCGCTGAAGTACGGCTTCAGGTGCACGGCGAGGTTGGTCTTGAGCGCAAGATTGTAGCCGGCCGGGAAGCTGACGCTGGCGCTGAGCGACGAGAAATCGCTGAACTGGAGATAGCTGATCCAGTACGCCGTCGAGCCCTGGTTTGGATAGGGGTAGAAGTTCAGGAAGCCGAGCGGGATTTGCGGATCGTAGAAAAGGTACGACGGGTAGTTGCTGGTCACCGTGGATCCGCTGTTCGGGATCGTGTTCCAGACCTCCTGGCTCACGACGTCGATCGGATACTTGTTGTTGTTCGTGTCCAGGCAGTACGCCTGACCCGGACCCTGGTTGATGCGCAGCGGTCGCGTGATCGCGAAATTGGCGCCGCCGCTGGTGCCGATGCTGTACTGCTGTTGGCCGCTTATCAGCGTGCCGGACTGCTGCGAATAGGCGTAGCACGTCAACGACTCGTTCGACCACGAGTCCAGCATGTCGTTGAGACGCGTCAGAGATTGCTGGGCGTCGGCGTCCGGGATGGTCTCGCCGGGCGCGTACACGCCCAACATGTTGAGAGCATCCGTGATGATCGCGAGCGCGGTGATCGGGACGGAGGTCAATTTATTTGCCCCATAGGCCGAGCATGTAGGCGGCGGCGGCGATCGGCAAACTGAGCGTCAACACCAACAGTTTGAAAGAACTAGTCTCGCCGTAAACCAGTCCGGCCAACGGTAGGCCAATCATGACGACAGCGGCAGCTATCCCATAGCGATGCGCAACCGAGAAATCCGTAGACCACCGATAATGCCATGGGATGTGGCGGCGTGGCGTCATGATGTTACGGTGCTCTGTGCCGCGGCTTCACGCGCGGCCTTTGCTCGCGTCCGGCCAAGCGAGACCTTCTCGCCGTGAGTCAACTCGCGTTCGTCTTTTGGCTCGGCCGGCTCGGCCGGCTCAGCCGCGGGCGCCCGGGGATGCAACGAGACCTGGACCGATGCCGGCGGCTTGGGCATCTCGAGCCCGAAGCGTTCGCGCGCCGCCATCTCCTCGTCGAAATTGTTGACGATGACACCCTGCGGCTCGCCTGCCGCATTCTTGCCGGTCGTCAGCCACATCGGATATATCGGCCCACGCTTGTCGATATTGGGGTCCTGCACCAGCTTGAGGATAGGCTTACCCTCGGCATCGACCTCGCCCGTGGGTTCCCAGCGCGGATATTCGGACGGCTCGTAATCCAGCGCCCCGGGCGACGAATAGGCGCGCTCGACGGCCTCGGGATCGGGCGTGCCCGGGCGCTTGTAGCCCTTGGCAAGCCAGCGCTTTTCCTCGATCTCGTTGTTGGCGATGACATGCGGAAACCGACCCTCATGGCCCGGCGTCGTCCACATCACCAGCTTGCCGTCTTCCTCGCGCTTGGCATGCTGTTCGGCCGGCGTCGGCTCGATATGGTCTGGATGGACCAGCATGAGCGGGTATATATCGGTTGTTATAGTCATGGTCGCGGCCTCTCCTTCCTGCCGATAACCCTTGGCCCGGTACAGTTCCTCGTTGTCGGCGTCGTAGACCGTGACCGGCGGGAAGCGGTCGGGCTCGCCCTGCCAGTCCTGGCGATCGGCGACCAGTTCCTTGCCGGTGACCGGGTCGAAGCGGCCGAGCGATCGCGGCACGGCCTTGTGATGGGCCGGGTGCACGAGCTTCTTGGGGTAGCCTGGCGCGATCGCCATCAGACGGCCTCCGCGGCGCCGTTCGACTTGGACGCTTGACCCGTAGCGGCGAGCGCCGCCACGTAGGCCGGGTGGCCGCTATCAGCGGGGTGCGTCGGCGCGCCGTTCGACTGGCGCCGTTGCTCGACGACCTGTTTGCCACGCTTGCGGAACTGCTCGAGATGGTCGGCCAAGCTGGTCTGCCATTTCTTGGTGCCGCGGTGCGTCATCGTCATGTTGGGGTCGACCCAGATCGTGCCGCCCATACCCCGCCATTCTTGACAGAACGCGTAATCCTCGCCCCACCACGAGCCATCCTCGGACATGCCCATCTTAAAGATGTTCCAGAACTTCGGCCGCGAGCCGTCAGACTCGTTGTCATGGAAGAACGTCGACGCATCGGCGATCTTCTGGACGACATGACGCTTGATGCGCAGGAAGCCCGTCGGCACCATGGTCGCCATCAAGAGCTTGCCGTCATGGCTGGGCACCAGATCCCCCGTGCTGCCGTCGATCGCCAACTCAAGCGGGAAATCAAGATCATCCGACTTCTTCGGATAGATGCCGGCGACCACATCCTCTGGGCGCTCCAGGAACTCAAGAACCTTCTCGGGTGGCCACGACACGTCGTCGTCGATGAAGAACAGATCGGTTGCCAACGGATGGTCTCGCAGGAAATCGCTGGCGAGTTTGCTGCGCACCTTGGCGAGATAGGCATCGCCCGGCCGGATCAAATGGCCGCGCGCAATGCCTTTCACGCCCAGTTGGGCCTCCGTCTGGATCATGGAGATGTGATAATCGATGCTCAGCCACGATTGCAGCGCCGGGGTGCAGAACACCACGAACTGCCCCGATGGTCCGAGATTTTGAGCCGTTACCGGCGGCATCCCGAGTTTCAAGGGCTTTATGGTCATTGCTAAGCGGCCTCCTTTGCCGCGTTTTTCTCCAGTTCCTCGAGCATGTCTGGCGCCCACTGCGACATCAGCTCCAGGGCTTCGGCCTTGAGCCGCTGATAGCGCTCGCCGCCGTCACCGGCGGCTGTCATTGCGGCAATCGCGGGCTCTCCTCGCATCCCCGCATTCGCCCACTGCGACCGGAATTCCGTGATCGGGTGATGGCTGAGCAACAATTCCTTGCGCCACCCGGCTTCGATGAAGTCCGGGCTGTTGATGATGGCGTGAGACTGCCGGCGGCGCACCAAGCGCGCGCAATCGAACAACGTCGTCCAGAACTGGATATCACGCAGCTCGCGGGTCTGGCCCTTGCCGGCATGCCGCGAATAGCGCACGTCGACCCACGACACGCGGTCGATCAGGGTCGCGACGTCGTAGACCCAGTGATCGTGGAACCAGTACGGGAAATAGGGCGGATAGAACCAGCCGAGCTTTTCGACGAAGCCATGCGTGCTCGCCATGACGCCCGGGAACATGTAGCAATGCATGTCGCCACACACCATGCCGATACCGTCCGGGAACTTCTGCGCGCTCTCCAGGATCAGTTGATCGAAGCCCGGCGTCATGTAGGCCGCGCTGTCGTTCATCGGCAGGTAGACATCCGCTGGGTAATCCTGGATGCGGTTGTACTTCGCGCCGAGCGAGTCCTCGCGCGGTCGCACGTCGATCACGATGGCCGGATGTTCGGGGAGTTGGGGGATTGCGTCGAGGGTAGACTGGTCGTCTTCATCGGCGGACACGACGATGCGCGTCCCGGTACGCCAGACGTTCGACAGGGTGGCGATGACAGACGGCACGAGCAAGTCGGGCCGGCCGCGTGTCACGCAGTTGATGGTGAGGGTGGTAATCGGATTCAACGTCGGTTCTCCTTCGACGTGCTGCAAAAAATTGTCCCCGTTCCGGCTGCCGGACCACACGGGGACCACATGGTTAGGAGCGGGGCAATGACGACCCGACCGGCGCCTAGCCCTAGACTTACGCGCCCGCGATCAGGCCGTGGCCCACGAGCGCCGCGCGGATGGCGTTGGTCAAGAGAACATCCTGCTGGTTGGCCAGCGACACGGTCTGCATGAAGCAGTTGCCGGCATCCGGGATGGCCTGCTGGAAGTTGCCGATCAGGTAGGTCTCGGTCGGCGGCGTGACCTGGGCCGTGCTCACGTTGACGTAATTGACCGCGATCACGTTGGCCGCCGACACGCGCACGCCGCAGATGCCGATGTTGTTGGTGAAGGACGGCTTGTTGATCCAGATCGCGCTCGACGCCACGACACCGGTCACCGTATAGCCGACTTCCGACGTCGTCTGCGAGGCGATGGCTGACGGCGTTAGGGTCGCGCTGTACACGACCAGTGGCGCCGCGGGAGCCGGTCGGAACAGGCGGATGCCGTAGTTCTCGCTGGCGATCGGCGTGATGGTGCTCGCCGTGGTGTTGACGTAGCCGATGCCCAGGACGTTGGCCGCCGAGACGTAGGCTTGCGCGATGGCAAGGCCGGCCTGAGACGACGGCTTGGTGACGCCGGTCACGAAATCCGTGGTGGCGAGGCCCGTCAAGGTGAGGGCCGACACAGTCCCGGCGGTGCTCAGCACGCCCGCGACGGTGCCGATGTTGGCCTGGATCATGATGTCGGGCGAGTTGGCGTCGAGGCCGCCCAGCGACCAGATCGTATAGGCTTCGGCGGTCGGCGTGATCGGCGTCGTGGTCACGCTGCAGTTGTGATACGTGATGCCCAGCGTGTTGGCCGACACGACGCGCGTGCCGACGACATTGAGCCCGCTCTGATAGGTCGGCTTCATGACCTGCACGAGCTCGCCCGCGCGCAGGCCCGGCACGGTGAACTGCTGTTCGGCGATCGACTGCGATGCCACGGCGACAGGCGTGATGACCTGCGTGACGGACTGGATGCCGCGCAGGGCGACGAAGCCGTACTTCTCGGCTGCGGTCGGCGTGATCGTGGTCGTCGACATGTTCGAGAACTGAACGGCCGCGGCGTTGGACCCCGACACGCGCACGTTGCCGACGATCAGACCCGCCTGCGACGACGGCTTGTTGACGTACAGCAAGTCGCCCGAGATGATCGGCACACTCGCCGTGGCGCCGATGACCGTCATTGAGACCTCGCTCGAGGTCTGCGAGGCGATGTTGCCCGGCGTCTGCGTGCTCGCGAACGTCATCGCGACACCCGACGCCTGGCCGCGGATCAGGGTCGCCTGAGCATTGCCGGTGAACTGCGTCGAGACGACTCCGAAGAAGCCGACCTTGTCGTTGGCCGTGCCGCCGACCGCGCCACCGGCGGCAAGACCGAGGGTCGTGCCCTGGTCGTTGCCGTCCGAAAGCTGGCGGGCCTGGTTGGAAGTGGACTGAACGGTGCCTGCAACGGGCATGGTAATTGTCCTTCTATGGGAGGCGCTGTCTCACGACAGTGCGGGTTGGGATGTCTGTTATCCGTCGTGGAAAAGCCAGTGCGGCGAATCCTCGATCCAGATGTCTATTTTGCCGAACGCCTCTGTCGCAGCAGCGAGTTTTGCACGTCGGCCGGTGTAGAAAATCTCGCACGGCATCTCGATCGCTTCGTGCGGATGACGCATGGTCACGCAGACCACGCGATGGCCTCGAGCGACCGCCGAGGCGATAAAGTCACGCCACAGACCGGGGTCCGCGGTAAACGTGCCGTCGTAGTCGATCGCGATAAGTGACGGCACCACATCTCCGATCTGGATCAATTGGCCTTCTTCGGCACCAGCGCGTACCGCTTGACGTACGCCTTGAGCCATTCGGGATGAATTCGCTTGAGGATCGACACGTTGGCCGCCTCGCAGATCTGTTCCGCAGCATTGCGGCCATCATCGCTGCCGAATTTCGGCGAGATCGCGATGTGCGCGCCCGCATCGGTCTCGACGAAGACCTGATACAGCGATTGGAGGTCGCGCTTCTTGACCTGGGGCATGGCGCGGCCCCAGGGGTTGAGCGGACGGAAGGGGATTTTGTCGAAGGTGGCGGTCATTCGATTTTCACACGGTCGAGATAGCGCTGAAGCTTTTCGATACCGGCGTCACGGATCAGCTTTTCGTAAGCGCCGAGATTTACGTTACAGTCATGGCACAGGATGCCCCGGAAGGCCCGACCACCGTCGCGAGTGCGAATGCCGGTCTTGTGCGTGCCGGGATGAGCGTGGTCGATGTGCCACGTCCCCTTGCCGCCTGGCTCAGCGGAGGCACACAGGGCGCATACTCCGCCCTGCTCCTGTAGAGTTTTGTCGTACAACTCTTTGGTGATGCCGTAGCGCTGGAAGCGTCCGAAGTTGTCATAGCGCTTCTTGACGACCGCATTATGCGCCTCGGTGTTCTCGCGGTAGTACCTCCGAGACCGAGCGACCTTGCACGACTTGCATTCGCCAGTGAGGGCGCCGTTGTCCTTGCGGCGGTAAAACTGGTCGAACGGCTGCACTACACCACACGAAACACACGCTTTCTCGCCGCCCATAGCATCCTCCAAGGGTGAACCCGGAGGATACTATGGGAATACGATTAAAACGTCAATTTGTTAGGCGCACGCCAAGTTCCGCATAGAAAGTTGCAGTGCCGTATAGCACATCAACTCTGGCGGGAAAAAGGTCGTTAGTGATATCGTAGGCACGAATTATTCTCAGGCTGATATTCTTGTACATTTCCCGCGCCGCGAAATCGACGCCCTGCGGCAGTTCCATCGGGACCGTGACGAGTCCGAAGCAGTCGCGCACGAAGCCGACGTTCTGGAAGTACGAGGTCGACGCGGTGCCCTTGACGGTGAGCGGCGCGAGCGAGGCCGGCGAGGCGGTGACGGTCTGGTAGGCGCCCGACGTCGTGATGGCGGGGTAGATGCTCAGCGTCGAGTTGCCGCCCGAGTCGCTGTTGGCGGTCGCGGTGACCACGAAGTTCTGCAGCGAGCCGGTGGACTGGCGGTTTTTCGGGTTGACCGCGAACACCGACGGCAGGGTGAAGACGTCGCCGATGTTGAGCAGGCCGGTGATCGAGGTCGACCAGCCGTTGGTGATCAGCGTCGAGCCGGTCTGGTTGGGGCCGTTGACGACGCCGGTGCCGGCATAGGCGCCGACGGTCTGGGCCTGGATGTTCTGGTCCAGGTAGATTTCGAAGTTGGCGATGTTGGCGAGGAAGCCCTTCAGCGCCGGCTCGGCGACGCTGCGGACGTAGAGCGCCGACAGGCCGTTGGCCATCGCCCAGTACGCCGCCGGGTTGAGGATCAGCACGCGGCCGTCTTGCGGCACCGCGCCTTCGTCCATGCGCTGGCCGACGTTGGCGAGCGCCTGGAAGTTCGACGGCACCGAGCCGGGCGAGCCGACCTCGTTGAACAGCTGGTTGAAGTTGGTGAGGATGTCATAGTCGATCTGGTTCGCCAGTTCGGCTGCGGCGGGCTTCAGGTAGCGCTCGCTGAACTCCTCGACGGTGAGGGTCAGATCCTGGCTGGTGAACTGAAAGTCGACGTGCTTCTGGTTGCTGATCGTGATCGAGGTCGACGGCTCGACGATGTCCTGGATGCTCAGGCCGGGGCCGCTCGTGACCTTGAAGCGGTTGGGCTTGCGCACCGTCAGGCTGGCGCCGATCTTGACGAACTGGTTCTCGAACTGCCGGTTGACCTTGCCGGCGGCGACGAGGTTGTTCTCCAGGATCATCAAGGTTTCCTTGGTGATGATGGAGGGCGTGAGGAGCTGGTTATTGGCCATCTGGGCTGTCCTTCTGTGGGATGCGGCGCTTCACAGCGCGGCGTCTGGGGTGGTAATCGCTCCGTCAATCGCGACGTGCGAGCCTTGCCCAAGGGCTATGACGGGCGGTGTCGTGTTCCTAGTAAATTTGTTTGATGTGCCACATGCGCCACTCGCGGCATTGGGCGTTGGGACGAAGCCGACGGAGGGCGAAAATCCATCCGCCTTGAACAGATCGATAAAATCGGATCAATGCACATTGCCGCGCGTGGTCGGCGTCGGCGTCCCGCTCTGCCGGCGCGCCGCCTCGAGCTTGGCCGCGTAGCCGCGCGCGATGGCGTACTCCTCGGGCGTCATGTCGTTGAGGTCCTTCTCGGCTGCCGCATTGCGGTTGCCTAGCGGTGCAATCGGTTCTGGCGCCTTGCTGATTTGCTTCGGCGCCGGTTCCGCTTTCGCACTGACGGCGGGAGTCGTGGCCTGAAATCGGCCCTCGATACGTCCGATCGCGGCGGCCTGGCGCACCAGGTCCGGCACCGGCTGGCCGGCCCAGGGATGGCTGCCCGGGAACACCTCGCCGGTCGTCATCTCGGCGATCGTCTTGGCTTGGTCCGGGTTCTTGCCCAGGAAGTAGGCGACGTCCGGACCGTGCTCGGACTGCTTGATCATGAGCGCCATGCTGCCCGTGATCGGCACGGCGCCGCTGTGCGCGACCTGTTCGAAGTCCTCGTACTTGGTCTTGGCCGCGGTGACGCGCTCGACATAGCCCTGTTCGATGCGCGCGAAGTCGCGCTCGGCCTGCGTCATGTTCTGCTGCTGCTTGTCGATCAGCTTGTCGGCGGCGACCACGTGTTGGGCGCGTACCTCGGCTTGGCGCGCCGTCCAGGCGGCGACCGCCTCCTCGTGCGCGTCGAGCGCGGCCTCGTGCTCCTCGGGCGTGGCGAAGTCGCGGGCGCGCGGGCGCGGCGGCTTGACGTCAGCCTTGGCGGGCTCCGGCTTCGGCTCGGGCGCGGGCTCGGTGCGCTTGATCAGCGCTTCGTTGAGTTGACGCTGGAGATCGGCGGCACGGCGGGCTTCATCGGCACGGGCGGCGCGTTCGGCCGCCAGCTCGGCTTCGAGCGTGTTGAGCTTCTTGCCGACGCCACGATCCTCGCGCGCCGCCGCTGCGGCCGGCGTCTCCGGCACGGGCGGCTCGGCCGCAGGTTCCGGCGTTGCGGCCGGTTCGGGAGCCGGTGCGGGCTCAGGCATGGTGTGCAGCGGTGTGGGCTCTGCCGGCGGCGGATCGCCCTGCGGCGCTGCGATCACGGGCATGTCGGAGGTCGCCGACAGCGCCGGCTCGGCGCGGCCCAGCGTGGTGATCACGGTCTGGTTGGTCGGCGTCGGCATGGTGAGTGCGGTCGGATCGGGCATCCCTAATCTCCTGAATTAATGGGCCAGATAGTCGGGACTACGTTACGGCCCGGACTCGTCCCGGGCTTTGGTTGCGGGCAGCGCCCGCTTGTAGGCCGCGACAGCGCGACTGTTGTGTGTCGGCGTCCGACGCCCTGCACCCTCGGGTTGGTTGAAGGCGTGGGTGTCGTAGTAAGCGACCGTACCGGGCTGGGTGGCCGGTTTCGGCTCTGGGGCGTTGGGATCGGGCCCCATGATCGAGTTGATAGCGTCGGCGCTAAGCGGCATTGAACTTGCCCTCCTTCCCCTTGGATTTGTGATGCGCGTGCATGACGTGCATTCTGCACGGGCGTCGGCGTGAACGGCGCCATCGGGACACCGTTTTGTTGCTGAGGGGCATTACGGATATTCCGGTGCGGATTTTCTTGGTTTCGGAATTTTTTTGGCCTCATCTCTTTGCTGAGGGCTCAATCGCTTCGACAGATCCTCTTTCTCTGAGGAAGCCCGGGATTCTTCTCTATCGCGCGCAGATTCGCGGCGGGCGTAGTCTCGTTCGTTCCTCTCCCATTCTTTTTGTTCACCGGGGGTAAACTGTCGTTGCTTTGATTCGTCCTTCTTACCGAGAAGAAGTCTATCGTCTTGTAGCATTTGTTGCATGAGTAACTGGATAGTTAACGGCATTTCACTTCCCCTTGGATTTGTGATGCGCGTGCATGACGTGCATGTCGCCGACCAGCGACGAAATCGCTGCGTGATGCTTCTCGGCGAGTTCCTTGACGGCCTTGATGCGCGCCGCATCCTCGAGAATGCGATCGGCCTCCATCAACGTATGCATGTCGCTCTCTGCGCGGTATTCGCGCTCGCGCGCCGCGGCAGACTTCGATGGCGTTCCGCTCTCACTGAGCGGCGGCGGTGTCCGCATTACCCTCTCACTCCTGCGATAGCTGGGGCCTGTGACACGTTGCTGTTCATCGGCGGCATCGGCTGGCCCTGGCTCATGCCGCTCATCAACATCTGGAGAAGCTGGGCGCGCGTCGCCGGGTCCATCTGCGCGAGCATCGCCATCATGTTCTGGCCCTGCGGCGCGCCACCCTGCATGGCCATGGGAGCGGCAGCGGGCGGCATCATGGTCCGGTTCTGCACGGGCGTCGGCGTGAACGGCGCCATCGGGACACCGTTTTGTTGCGGCGGCATGGGCATCTGGTACGCGCTCATGGGGCCCGGCGACGGGCCGCCCATCATCGACATCAGGGCCGCGAATGCCTGCGGGTTCTGTGCGAGCGGTGCGCCGCCCTGGCCTTGCGTGCCTTGCGAGCTCAAGAGGGCGAGGAGGGAGGCGAGGCTCGACGTCGTGCCGGTGTCGCTACTTCCCGCCATGCGCTGGCTCCTTCGGCTCTTCCTTTGGTTCCATCGCCATCATCATCGTGTGCAGCCCCTTGGCGAAGGTCGCGAACTTGTCGACCGGATCAGCCTCGCTGGCGTCTGCCTTCTGCATGATCGCAAGCACCTTGGCCTCGAAGTCCTTGTTGATCTTGTCGGTCATCACCGCGCGATCGGCAGTCTTGTCGTTGACCGCCACCATCAGTTTCTGGCGCTCCTGCATGAGCGCTTGGATCTGCTGATCCTTCGCCGAGAGAAGCGCCTGGACCTGAGGCGGGATATCCTTGACGTCCGGCGACAACAGGTTCGGCGGCACAGCCTTCGCGAGTCGCGTCGCGAATTCCTCGGCGCCCGGCCAATCCATGTTCTTGGCGATCAGGTCAGCCACCAGCGTCGCGGTCTGCGGCATCGCCTTGGCGAACGCCATCATGTTCTCGGCCGCCTCGATCCGCTTGGTCGCGTAGGTTGGGCCGATCGTCACCGTGACGCCGTACTGGCCGTACTTCGGATTGTAGATCTTCTGCACGCCGCCTTGCGGCTTCTCCGGTGTCGGACCCTGGCGCATCTTGGCAAACGGCTGCGGCGCGTTCGGGTCGATCTTGACGCGCTCCTCGCTGTCGTCCTCGCGCAAGATCGTGGCGAGCCGCGGCGTGTCGTAGATATGCGGGATCAGGTCCACGAAGATATCGCCCGTCGTGCGCAGCGAGCGGCCGAGGTTGTCGACGAAATGGAACGAGCCCAAGTCGTTGTGCTGGCGGTGCTCGCGAATCGCACGGCCACTTTCGTCGATCAGACGTTCATTCATCGTGGCGTTGAAGACGTCGCGCACGCCGGTCGTCGCCATCAAGTCCTGCGAAGCCAGCGCGGCCTCGCTGTTCGTGGCGGCGGGCGCACCGGCAAACGGCTGGCGCTGCGGCGGCGGCGCGGGCTTTCCCGCGATCGTCTCGGGCTTGTAGAGCAACACCGGATAATTCTTGGTGTTCGCCTGACGCCACTCGGCCTCATGGCCCTCGACCTGACCCTCGGCCATGATCCACGGCGCCTTGGGCTGCAGCGACGTGATTTCGACCCCGAGCGTGTTGTGGGTCGGCACCATCGACCAGCCGGCCAAGAAGAGATGCGACGGCGAGTCGATCGCAACGCACTTGACCGGGACCGACGGCACTCGCTCAACCGACTTGATTGCATGGCGTTTCGTGCGGCGACGGTGCTCGACGCGAGGCTTGTCCAGTCGCTCCCGCTTGCGAGTCAGCCGGAATACGCCATCACCTGCGTAAGCGGAGAACGTGAGCATAGTGGACGACGAGCATTCGTAAGTTCCGCCGTTCGGGAACTTCCGCATGTACGCCGCTTTGCGCACAACGTTCGCACGAATTCCAAGCGAGCTAATTAGCTCCTGAAACCCCTCGACCAGCCGCTCATTCGTGTTCACGAACGCGCAGGCGTTGCCGTTGCCGATCGTCCCGTCCGTGTCCATCAAACCTTGGAGCAACGCGCGACGCTGACTCTCGGAAGCCCGCAGGTATTGCGCAGGGATGTGCTTATTGTTGAACACGCCCAACGCCACCAGCTTGGTGCGCAGCCCCGGGATTGAGAACCGCGGCGCCCTCCCGCTGCTTCTACGCGCCTGCCCGACGATGTACCCAAGCTCAGCGATGTTGGCGCGCATCTCCTCGATGTCGTGCTCACCGGACGTGATCTCACCGGAGACCGCCGTGCCATCGCCGAGCCAGGCACCGAGAAGATACGGATGCACCGGCAACTCGGCTTCGGGCAAGTCCAACGGCTGCGCGATCTCAATATAGTGCTTCTTCGGCGTCAGGTCGGCCGTCTTGACTACCTTATCGGACCAAGACCAGTTGCTTGGGATGCGCTTGCCACGTTCTTGGACCATCCAAGGATGCTCGGCGTCCGCAACGATCGACGTGCCGTCCGAGAACGTGACCCGGTAACAATCGCGATGCAGGTGGACCGGGCTAACGCCGATGATGGTGGTTGGCTTGCCTTTGTCGTCGAGCAACTGGTCGCCAACTTTGGCGTCGCGCATCGTGGTCCAGCCTGTCGGCGTGGGGAGAGGCGTGTCCAAGCTGACGGGGCGAAAGAAATTGTACATCAACTGGGCTTGCTTGGCATTGCGGATGATGCCGCTCAGCTTCTGCTTGCCCTCGACGTTGATCTCCTCGCCGATCACCTTGACGACCGGCAGAAACTTGCCCGGCCAGTCGCGCATCGACAGAATCTCGACCGCCGTCATCTTGTACCAGGTGATCTTGCGCTCCATGCTCTCGCGAACACGGATGATATTCACCTGACCATCGGAGATGAGCTTCTTGGTCTCCTGGCCAAGCTCATCCTCCCAGCCGACATGACCGTTGTCCAAGCCGACCAGCGTGCGCGACTCGCTGCTGACCTCGAAATACTCGGCGACGCGGATCGCATCCTTCTCGACCCAATTCTTGATCGGCTCGCCGATGCCGCTCGAGGCCCAATTGATGGTCTGCGCGTCAGGCCACTCGTCCTCGAATTCGTCGCGCGGGATCATCTCGCTGACGAAGACGAACTTGCCGTCGGCGCCCGTCGGGTCCTGGCAATCGGGATCCCAGTAGACCGTGAACGGATTGGCGATGCGCTTGACCCGGATGACCTGGTCGAAGCTGTCGGCCCCCTCGTACTCCGTCGTCACGCGCCACGCGCCGAGACCGCAGCTCACGGCGGTGAAGAACGCCGTGTCATAGGCGATGTCCGCCACGCTGTCACGCTCGATGGCGCGGATGAGGCCGCCATACATGCGCGCGACTTCGGGATCGCCGCGGTCGCCGACGGGGCTGATCGTGATTCCCGGCCGGTTCTGCCGCTGATCGTTCGTGATCTGGTGCACGAAGGTCGGCAGCTTGTTGATGGTCAGGCACGGGCGCTTGTCGAAATTGCGCTGCGCCGCGACATCGGCCGGCCACTGGCCCTCACCGGTCAGGAACTTCAGATCGTCGAGCGCGGCCTTGCGGTTTTCGGTCTCGGCCTTGAGCGACTTGTCGAAGCGCTTGCGGGCGCGCGCCAGGATCTTGTCGGCTTCGAATGCGTCGAGTTCGTCGACCCGCTCCGGCGTCGGATCGTAGGCGAGTTGATCCGTGATGTTGTCTACGGAGGCCGACAGCGCCGGCTCGCCCGCGTTCATGTCGGGGTTGCGCTTGCGCCGACGCGGCTGGTCGGCAGGATCTTCGCCCTTTGCACCCTTGCCGCCCTTGCTCAGCGAGGTCGGGGCGACCTTGAGCATCGCGCTGTCTACGCGCGGGAGTTTGATTCGGCCATCATCCTTGGGGGCATCGGGCGACTGTGCCAATTACAGCCTGAGCAATCTCTGGAGCCATGAGCGCGGCCGAACAGCTAGTGCCGCCGCAACGGCCTTCTCGACCGACGCCGCTACTTCAGCGCGCACCCACGGCTTGATCTGGTTCAGCGCGAAATCCAACCGCTGTTGCATGCGCAGCTCGGCGCCTTCCAATTCGTCGATCGCTTTCGCGAACTCCTTCTCCTTCTCGGCAAGACGCTTAGTGACCCTGTCCACGGCGCCCGACACTGCCTGATCGGCCTTCTCTGTCGCATTCGACGTGATGAAGGCGAACGGGTCCGGCGTGCCCGGCAACTCATAGCCTTTGGACCGATACTCAAGCTCCTGATCGCGGTCGTTGACGATGACCGGTGGAAACCGATTGGGCTCTTCGGGCGTGCAGGCCGGATGCTGCATGTAGAGCGGATACCGCGGCGATATGATCGCAGGGACACCGTTCTTACGCCGTCTGGTCGGCTTCGCCTTCTCTAAATCGGTCATCATTTCCGCTCCCACGGTTACGCCTCATTCGTCCACTGCGACTCGAACACGGCCTCCTGCGCCGCCCGCGATGCCTCGGCCTCGAGCACGGCCGCATCGACGCGGTCCTCGTCGATCTCGACCTCGCCCGGGTCATAGCCGGCGTTCATGCATTCCTCGATCTGATCGAGAACGGCATTGCGCACGGCGCGCCACTGCCGGCCGTTGCGCGTCGGCACGGTGGCGAAGAACTCCTGACGATCCTTGTCGAACATGCTGAGCCGTGCCACGTCGGCGTCGTGCACCAGGCTATAATAACGGTACTCCTGATAACTGAGCATCAGGCGCACATCACGCAGGACAGCGCAGCGCCGCCGGTGACCTGCGTGACGAAGGCCGCGAAATACTGACAGGGCGCCGTGACGGACGATATCGTGGTCGCGGCCTGCGGGCCGGTGCCCGTGGAAATCGTCGTGACCGTGCCGAAGTTGACGCCGTCATTCGATCCCACGACAACCACGGTGCCGCCGACCGATGCGCCGAGGCCTTTCGCCGTCACCTGGAAGCTCGGGTTCTGCGGCAAGCCGCCGAGGCCCTGCGCGCCCGCCTGCACCGTCGGGTTGGTCGATGACGCGACTGCCGCGATGGTCTGCGTCGTCGTCACGCCGCTGATGAGGGTGTATGCGGTCATCTAGTTCGCCATCGCCTTCTTGATGTGCCAGTCGAGCAATTCCACGAACTCTTCGGCCATGGTCATCACCGTGGCCTCGTCGTGGCCCTGCGACCGGATGAAGTTTACATAGGAGCCGAGCACGATGTTTTGAGCGTGCGGCCCGGGATCGTTGACGAACATGCGGCGCGCGGTGTGGAAGAACCGCAGAGCGTCGTCATCGCATGTGGCGGCGATATTCATCGGGCAAGCATCCACACCGCGATGAACGGCGCCTGGATAACCAGCGCCCAGCAAAACGCCTTACAGCCCTTCCACCACAAATGGACTTGCCACGCGTCCATCGCGTGCGCGAGTTCCTTGGCGGTGTGCCAATCCTTGATTTCAGACCAGGACTGGCGCCGGTATTCGTCGATATTCATGAGCCCACAATCTCGATCGTCCGAACCATCGGCGGATTGGCAGCGAAGAATGTCCGCGCCTGGATGCCGACTACGGCATCGATGACGCTGGGCCGCGGCATGCCGATGCGATGCTGGTAAGCGATGTACGCCGTACTCTCGCGCCAGCCCGAAACCGCAACCGAATATGTGACCAGCTCGGCGAGCGCGCGCATGTAGTTCTCGTGCGCTTCGTCGCGCGTGACGCCGTTGACGGTGGCGAGGTGTGGGGTCACGTGCGATCCACGGCGCGCTGAAGCGCCGCGCCAGTGTAGTTTCGTTCTCCACGCAGGCGCTTCTTCTCGCTCATCTGCGCCGGACCTTTTTCGACCACGTCGAAGCGCAGCACAAACGATGCGGGGCCAGTCACGAATTCATCTGCGCTCACGTCATATAAGCGCTCATTCTTCAGCCATGTCGCATGGACCGGCTGGTGGATGTGCATTTTCGTGCAGACACCACGCATCGCAACGCCGGCATGACGGCCCATCGCCACCTGATCGCAGCCCTTCGGCAATTCGAGATCATCGTTGATCAGCTTCACGCCGGGCGGCAACTTATCGGCCAAGGCCGCAGTCATCGGCTGCGTGATATCACGCACGATGTGCTCCGCCGGTTTGTCCAGCCAGTCAGATCGCACGGGGATCGCGACCGCGAATTGCGCCTTACCGTACCGCGTGAATGGCTCTTTAGCCCCGCACAGATCATCGATCATGACGCGCTGCAGGACAAAGCGCTTCGCCATATTGGCGACCAGCAACGCCGCAGCTTCGTTGACGGCCTCTTGGAACTTGGTCACGCCTTGAACTTTCGCGTCGTCACGCTCGGCTCGACCGGCTTCTTGGCGGCGCCAACACGCGGGCCAGCGATGGCCTTGGTGCCGCCGGCCGTGCCGGTCAGCGGCTTGGTCTTGAGCTTGCGCGGATGCGCGGCGCGCTTCACGACTTCTTCCCCTTGGCGCGGCGCTGCGTGTTGAGCGCGATCGCAACCGCCTGGCGCTGTGGCCGGCCCGCCTTCATCTCCGTCTTGATGTTCTCGCCGACGGCCTTCTTGCTGGCGGATTTCTTGAGCGGCATTGCGACCTCCTAGAAACCGAGCCGCATGCCGGGCGCGGCAGAGATGCCCTTGAACCGACTGTTGCGCTTGCGCTTCGTGCTGCCCGTGCTGGCCTTGAGCGTGCGCGGCAATTGCCACTTGTCGGGCGTCAAGCGCACCAGCAAGTCGGGAGGCACCGGCACGTCAGCGACGCTGGGGTACTTGGCCACTAGCGCCCCTTCTTCTTCACCGCCGGAATCGGCGGGTTCTTCTTCGTGCCCGAGTTCATGCCCTTGGCCGCGGGCCTGCCCTTCGGTGCACCCTTGCCGCCCGGCTCTTGATCGGGATAGTCCGCCTTGACGGTCATGGCGCGGGCTCCTCGGCAACAGGCTCTTCCTCGGCCGGCGATGGCGCCTCGGGCTTCTGCTCCGTGAGTTCGGTGTTCGTCGGCTCGAAATTCTGCACCGGCGGCGTGGCACCAAGCGCGGTATGACGCTGCATGTCGGCGAGCGCGATCACCGCGCAGTCGCGCACCGGCGCAAGCATCGCCTTGAGTTCTTCGAACTGCGCATCGCTCAACATCGTCGCCTTCTCCTGGAATGTTGCGCTGAATGACCGCTGCACCGCGTCGAAGGCTGCAGCCACGCGAGACTGGCAATCGGCAAACCGCCCGGCTGCGTCCATGGTGTTGGCGTGGCTGAGCGAATCCTCGGCCATCTCGAGCTCCGCGAGCGCCGCCTTCAGATCTTCATACATGGCTAGCGCCGCCACGGGCCAGGCATGACGACGGGCCGATCGCCGAGCTTGTCGGGTACGATCGGCTTGCCGATACCGCACGTGTTGATATCGGGCCCGCGTTTGGTCGGCGGCGCATACTTCATCTGGCGCTGCGTCGGATAGCCGGTGAAATTGCCGCTGTCGCCGTCGCGCGGGTCGGGCTTGTCGTTGTTGATCGCCATGAGGAGACTCCTAGCTTGCCATCCAGGCGGTGTCGCTGGCATTGCCGCCGGTCATGCGCGCGCGCTCGGACCGATCGTTGAGTTGATCGCGGCGCGGCGCCGACAGGCGATGGCCGACCGCGAGATACCGAAATGCCGATGCCCCATGCGACGACCAGTCATGATAGGGCGCGGTCGAAAACACCTTGCGCTTTTCGTCCCAGGTCTTGCGATACGACGCTAGCGCTAGCCGGCCGCGTTCCGTGCGATTGCGATCGAACCAGCACTTGGCAATGAATGGGCGCACCACGTCGATGCCGTCGGCAAGCCCGATGTTCGGCACGGTCATGAACCGGATGCCGAGCGTCGCTGCGGTTTCCAGTCGCGACTTGCCGGTGCCCAGCTCACGCACCGCGATATCGTGCGGCGCATTGTGCTTGCCGTAGACGTATCCGCGGTCCTGCAGCACGCGCGCGTAATGTGGCAAACCTTCGCCGCTGTTTTCGTAGTAGTCGATGACGTGGACCTCGCGGCCGACATTCTGCGTGAACCAGATCGCCGTCGCATCGGCTACGCCAAGATCCCACCACGTATCAACCGCGATCTCGGGCTGATAGGGCACGCCCGTCACGCGCTGGTCCTTGTCGGTCTTCGTCATCTCACGGCCCCAGTAAGAGCCGACCACGCTGGCCTCGAAGCTGCACTCAAACTCGGCGAGATATTGCTCTTCCGACATCTCTCGCCGCGCGTCCGCGAGTTCGCGCGCCGGCAGCAAGCCGGTCTCCGACGCCGGCAGGCGCAGCGCGAACCACTCGGGGCTGTTCTGGGCCCTCTCCCACATCTCGGCGAAGTGGTTGAGCCCCTTCGGGGTGCCGATGAAGATCGCCCAGCCGGTGCGATCGGCGAGCGCCGGGCGGATGACCTCTTGCCAAGCACGCGGGTCCATGTCGCCATATTCATCGAGCACGACACCATCAAGATAGATGCCGCGCAGGCGTTCGTAATTGTCGCCACCGTAGAGCCGCACACGTCGGCCGCCCGGTAGATCGATGTGCAGTTCGGACTCGTTCTTCTGCACGCCAGGGATATTGGCGGTATAAGCTTTCAAGTAGTTCCAAGCCACGTCCTTGGCCTGGCTGAAGAACGGCGCGACATAGGCGAAGCGCGGCTCAGGTCTATCGCAGCGAATGGCGGCGTCGATCAGGTCGTTGATACATGCGACTGTCTTGCCGCATCGACGGTGCGCGACCGTGACGGCCCACCGCTGCGATCTCTGGTGAAGGCTGTAGAATTGCGGGCGAGCGACGTAGCCGGTCGCTACCCTATTTGTCTTCGCCACGCGGGACGCCGGTGACGATTAGGACCGGGCCGCCGCCTTCCCCGGTCACCTGTAGGGGGAGCACTTTGCCGAGCAAGGCCATGAACGCCGCCGGGCTTTCATTGGCTTGCCTCTGCAAGTATGCAACGCCGCCAGCACCAGCAAGCGCCTCTAGGATCATCTCCTTGAGCGCTGCCGACGTTTGATTCGGGGCGCCCTTTTTACGGCCCCCGAGTTTTTTGTGCCCTTTGGCGAACGCCATACTAATTCACACCAATTTCGTGTTGTTTACTCCAGCGAGCCCGGCGGACGGCGCGACAGGCCGTGCGCATCGACCGGCGCGCTGGTGCCGATCTTGAACTTGGATGGCCCTGGACGGCTACCGCTGCCAACCGAGGTTGACTGCATTGCAGCCACGCCATCCTCGGACTGGTTGGCGATCGTCGGGCTCGGCGAGATGCCGGCGCCGTTGGTCTGCGTGGGCTGGGTCATCCCCATGGCGCGCATCTGTTCGGCGTCCTGGCGCGAGGCGACGGTGTCGCGGCCCATGCCGGTGCCGGACGAACCGGTGCCCTTGGGGCCCATACCGTTCTGACGATACTGCGGATTGACCATGTGCGGGGCGCTCCTCTCGGGAGGGGTTGCGTGTCGGGGTGTTCGGCAAAGGCGCGGCCACCGCGCGGCGTTCAAAGCCCGCGGTGGCATTTGCGCGACCGGACCTAGTCGACGGCGCGCCGGTTAGCGTAAGCACAACGGGCTAGGCGGTGTCAAGCGGCGTCGAGATAACCGAGCAAGTCCTGGTCAGTGAAGAATCTGGCCTGTCCAGTGGTCAGCACATCTTCCATGATGTCGGCAGCAAGCTTCGCTGCGGCTGGAGCCAGGATCTTGTCGAGGTAGATGTCCCAAGTCATGGCGAGGCTGAGCGGGGGCCGCACCACACTGACTGGCATCAAGCTCGCCGCGCGCACGATCGCTGGCGCCGCGAACAGCGTGCCTAGGCCGGCCATGAAGCGGCGGCGCTGGATCATCTGGGCATCCAGGAGCGCCGGCCATATGGTGCCTTGTAAATCTTGCTGGGGCGCATCGAGTGCGCATGTTGCCCGTAAAGAACCGACTGCCCGTTTGGGCTACCTCTGCGACCCAATACGCGCACCGCAGGAACGAATGCCTTGCGACGTTCCACGCGTGTTTTTATATGTGTGCCAGCCATTAAACCTCGCCCTCCCCTGCGCACTCCTCGAACGTATCGTCAAACCGCCAGCCCGCCAGCGCCTGACGCCACAGACCAGCGATCTGTGGCGCACGCTCGCACACGTCCAGCGCCGAGGTGTCGGACGGATACTGGCGCTGCACGGCAGCAGCGTGCTCGCGCGTGAAGGTCGGGGCGTGGCCGGAGCGGAAGGTCATGAACTGTGCAACGCAAGCCAGACGATAGCTATAATCATCACGCCCAGTATCGGCGCAAGGATCATGAGCGGATGACCTTCGCCTTCAGGTGGCCCGACGATGTCGACGCGGGTGGTCTGCGACGACGGTGCGGGCGCGCTGTTCGCGGATGACTTTGCGTAGTACGTCTCTGCCGCATCGTCTGCTTCCGGCACGTCTTCCCCTTCCGTGCCCGGGCAGTACGCCGCACGCAGTTCGCGGATGACCTTGCGGCGCTGGCCCAACGGCACGCCAACCACGCTGTCGATGCTCTCGACCATCGCGTATTCGGCTCGGTAGCCCAAGCTGTGCTCGACGACCTCGCCGTACAGCGCGACCTTGCCGATCGCGACACCGTGGCCCTTGCTGTAGCCGCGCGCGGCGTCGTGCAGATGCACGCCGGTGGTCTTAAACGCGTGGATGCCTGCGCTCGCAACGTCGCCGCTCATCGGCACGCCAGGCGCCCACATCTTGTCGACCGCGCCGCTGTAGAGATAGCCGTCGGGCCCGATCGGCCACACGCGATAGCCGATGATCTCGCCAACACGCATGCCTGCGTCTTCGAGCTTCGGCGGCGGGAGTGCAAAATTTGGCTGCGACGGATAGTGCGCGGGCATGTTAACATAAGGAGCCGCGTAATACGCGCCGCCGTACTGGCGTGCGTTCTGCTGCGCGGCGAGCATCTGCATTTGCACATACTGCTGATGTGTCGCATGTTGCACAGCAACAAGCTGCTTTATCATGCTTTGGGCAATCTGGACCTCTCCCGCCTGACGGAACTTCGCGTATTCTTCCGGTGTCATCGCATGTCCTATCTTCGCCGCCAACCCACTGAGCCCCACAACGGGGCCAGGACAATTTATGCCGACCCGACCGGTTCGGTCTCCCGCTCGGCCGGCTGCGGCACGCTCGGCGCGGGTTCACCGTGTTGCGGCCGCGGCGTGATCGTGTCGGGCTGCACGACTGGGTGCTTGACCGGGATCACCTGATGCCGACGCTGCGGTTCACCGATATTGGCCATGGCGCGATCTCCCTTCGCGAAGTTCGGCTCAAACTATATCAAACCGCCGCGAGCTGCGCTACCCCCAACGTGACCGGATGCGCGCCGCCGTCGAACAACGCCCGCACGCGCTCGGCCCCGCGTAGCTCTAGGATCTTACCCGTCCAGCCTGAATAGGCGCCTTCGATTACACGAATTCGTTGTTGCCTCTGGAAGCGCATTAGCCGGCCGGTGGATGGGGTCTGGGGGATCGGGCCACCTGGATGCGCCCCTAGCCCCATCAACATGGCCACGGCGGCGTCCGCAACTTGGCTAGGCCATATGCCAAAATCCGTTTCTTTACGACGCAAGCCGCGCACGAGCCCGATCACTCCCGCCCATTCTTCGATTTCCGCATGGGGCTTCGCCAGATCGAGCCGCGGTAGCACGTAGCCCGGCAGATATGGCACCAGCTCCGTACGCCCTTTCGCCCGCCCGCGCCCGCCAATCCATACCTCCTCGAGCGGCAGCCAGTGTTCTATTTCCGCGGTTTTCAGCCGTTCCGCAATGCGCTCTTCGGCGCCGCAGATCACGTGCAGGGCGTACCAAGCTAGCGCCACTAGGAGGGCATTCCGTTAGCGTTTTTCGCATGTTGCGGGACTGACTGGTTTCGCATTTTCCACTCCCTACCCGATATGCCGAGTTACCACATGCTGTGGCCGCCGGGCAAGCGGGACACAAGTCGGGTAGTGTCTGGTAGGTCGAGCGGTTCATCCAGCGGCGGGGATCGGTGGTCATGGGGATTGCTCGGCGAGGACGTGCGCGGGGACCTTGCAGCCGGGCTGCCCAGGCGCAGGGCCCAGGAACCCAGGCCAGAATTTCCCGACCCCAGCATACTTGCGCAGCCGGCGGCGCCACACGTCGTCCGAGGCCGTCGCTTCTGGGCCAGCATTAGCCGTCGGACCCCTGCAAGCCTCCCGGATTGCACCGATCGTCGGCCAGCGCTCGACCTTGTGGTTGCGCCTGACTTCGCGCCAACCGCGCTCAAGGTCTGCTGCGGAGAATTCCGAGAGGTCTTCGACATAGGCGCGAATGCCCGTGACAGCGAGGTCGAGCATTTCGTTTTCATCATCCGCTCGAAACGGCGGGTAGTACAGGCTCAGCATCTCCGTCAGGCAATAGGCCCAAACCCTCGCGTAGACGTCGCTGCTGCCTTTCCACAACGGCTTGCACCCGAGCTGCACTTCGGCCGGCTTCGGTTTCGTCGGTTTGGTGGCGCCCATTCGCTTGGCCCCCTCTTGGGTTGCGATCAAGATAGCTCAAAATCCAGTTCTGCCACGTCTTGTCCCAGTCCAATTTACGCCCTGCCGCGCCAGGCTTGGCGAGCCAGTGGTTTCGAAAGCGCTCCGTCTCGCGATCGATCTCGGCTTGAGCGAGGCCCTTGGCGACGGCATAGGCTCGGCCGTCATCCGAGAGCATCCATTCAGTCGCCAACCGAACCCCGCGTGCGGCTTGCTTAGGGGATTCTTCCGAACGCAGTGAGGAAGAATCCTTATTCTCTTCTACTCTCCTCTCCTCTCCTCTAGAGTTTCCGTGGGTTTCACTGCGTTTCAAGGCGTTTCGATGTCGGCGAACGCGTTCCGTTGAGTTATCCTCCCGTTTCGGCTGCCGTTTTTCCCAGTTCCTAAGTCTTTGATTTACAATCATTTCCTTGTCTTGAAACGCACGTAACGCGTTACACAATGTTTCATGCTCGAAACCGGAGAAGGCGGCGTAGGATTCGATGTCGAAACCGGCGACGGATCCCCGGTCATCATGTTGGCTCGCGTAGTCCTCTAGCGCCCACCAGAAACACGCCACCGTTCCTGGAACACATGTAACGCTTTGTAACGCAGAAACGCGTTTCGCTATTGCGAGCCACTTCGGATCGGTTGGTGCGCCATGGTAGGATCGGAACCAATCCACGAGATCACGCCGCCTCCACGATGTCGCAGATGAGCGTGATCCAGGCTTGGGCGATGGCCTTGATGGCATCCTCTTCGGTGGGCGCGCGGCCGACAGGGAGAGGCGCCTGGCCATGCTCGAGAATGATGCGCCAGACCGGCCAGCCGCAGACGTTGGTGAGCCATGCGACGTGCTCGCGCGCGACTTCCTCGGCGAGCGGCGTGGGGAGCTTGGCGAGCCTGCGGACGGTCATGCGGCACCGTCTGGCGTGGGCTTCTCGGGAGCCGCCGCGCGAGCGCGCTGGTCAGCTATCCGCAAGGTCTGGTGGCCCCACGATCCGAACGGCCCACGGGCGGCACGCGGCGCTTGAATTTCCGGGTCGGGTTGGGTATCTGATCTGTCAGCCATGCGCGTGGTCTCGCGTTATCGGCTAGAGGCCCGGCGGCGACTGAGCATCGCCCCGGGCTTCGCCATTTGTGCTAGAGATTTTTGCAGGCGTCAAGGCGCGTTCCGCCGTCACGGCGCCCACTCCAACTGAGGTGGCCCCGGCTCCCTGCAAAAATCCCATACGTACCAAGAAAAATTGAAGCGCGGCGACGCCTTGTCGCTGTCGGACCAGCGCGGGCGTTTCGTCAACGTGATCTTGCGATCGAACGCCGGATGATCGGCGAACAACGAGCGACGCTGCTTCGCGCAGTCGTACTCATGACGCTGCAGGACAGCGACCTTGGCCGCCCAATGCTCGGCGATCCACAGCGCATGCGCAATGAATTTGTCGCTGCCCTCATAGGGGAAATTGGCCACAATCGCGTCAATAGCAGTCGCGCCGATCGAGAAGAAGTCGCGCATCTGAGCAAGGCAACCATAGTCCTTGATGTCGCTAGCCAGAACGTGGTGGCCAGCAGTGCGGAGGACGCCGACGATCGCGCCGTCACCGCACGCCGGCTCCATGATCACGCGGCCGAATTTCACCTTGCTGAGCAGGGCTTCCGTGCACCAAACTGGCGTGCGGTAGAAGTCCAGCGGAATTCTGTCGTAGCCCGATTCGCCGAGCGTTGCCGCCCGTCGCGATTTCGGCGCCTTCAGATCAAGCTCGGCCATGCTTCACTCGCACCCGAGGCTTTGGCGCATAGAGCTTCCCGAGTTCGTCCAGGCTCAAGCCTTCGTGCTCAGCGGGGAGCTTGATCGGAGGCTTGAGCAACGGCCGCAGGAACTTCTCCGCTGGCTTCATGTCGTCGGGCGTCGTCTCAAGGCTGATCGAGCCGCGCATCGTGGCGCGCAGGTAGAGGATCGTCACAGCGTCGAGCCCGGCCGGATCGGCGATGGCCGCGGCGGCAAGCCCAGTCGGTTGACTTTGCCGGCCACGCTGTTCTTGGTCGTGCCGAGAACGCGAGCGATCTGAGTGCAGGTATTCCCGAGTGCCCAGAGGCGACGCAAGGTCTTGATCTGGTCCGGAGTCCAGGGGATGATTTGGTTGAAGTTCATTCAGAAAGCCCCGGTCATGCGGCCGAGCGCGAAGGCTCCGTAGAGTAGAAGCCCAGCGCCGCACCAAGTAATCACGGCGAGCGCCAGCATCTCCCGCGCGCTCGGCGCGGCCTCGCACTCAAGATCGTCGGGGTTGTCGATGTCACGGAGCATGGGGATCACCTTCGCTGAAAGAGGAGGCCCAAAGTCTTGCGCCCTTCGGAGCTCGCGGCCCAGTCGTCGGATTCCTCCTTGGTCGCGTCGAACTCGCCGTTGACGTGGCGAGCGCGGAGCGCCATGGCGGCCGGCGTGCCTACCGCCGCGAGATCGGCCGCAAGCTGCAGACATGGCGTGTCGAGCGGCGACAGGAAGTCGTGGTAGTATCCCGTCGCCGCCTTCGCCGCCATCTCGGGCAAGCCGGCCTTGGTCAACTCGGCCGCAAGAATGTCCTTGGTGTGCATCATGAACCTCTCAGACCACGGAGGATCGCGCCAGCAACCGCAGCGCTGCCAACCTCGCCGTAAGCGTTCGGGCTGTTGAGCGCGTCGGCGATCCGTCGTAAGCTGATGGCGATCGACGTAAGGGCCGCATCGCGATCAACCATCGCAATCTCGGGCTCAAGGCGCTCGACCGTGCCGAGATAGGCATCGACTTTTCGGCCAGCGAATTCGGCCTCGGACTGGTCACTCACTGCACTACCTCCCTACGAGAATATGTCGTCAACCGTCTGAGGTTGGACATAGCGGCGGCGCCGAGCCGGCATCCAGCGGTCCAGGATTTCGGCAAGCGGCTTGCCTTCGGCGCCAGACTGGATCTGCGCTTGGTCGAGGCGATCGAGTAGAGCGAGCGCCAGCGCCGATTGCGGCGCGTATAGCTGGGCGTAGGAGAGCATGGGGACATCAGGCGGCGTTCCCGAACAGGTCGGGGCGCAGTTGCTGGCGTGTGACTTGGCGCCGGGTGACACGCTCGATGGCAATCGCCTGGTGGGCTGGGACACCGCGGCGCGCTATATTGAGCCAGTATGACACGAGGCTTTGCGACACTCCCAGGCGCTTGGCCAACGGGGTTTGCCCTTTGAAAATCTCAATCGCGCGCCGGAGCGCTGCATCTTGCCCGTTGTGCATGCGCACATGGTACGGCAGCCGGCGCTGCGGCGTCAATCAAAAATCGATATCAAATAATTGTTGACTTGGCCCGGTGCCCCGCTATCATGTGGCCTATCACCAACGGAGTCAGCGCAATGGCCACGGCACCCACGGCACCCACGGCACCCACGGCACCCGATAGCCGTGCCGAGGCCGCGCTCTCCACTCTCAAAAGTGAGTTACGCGTGGTCACGCCCGAGATCGCTAAGGCCCTTCGCGAAACCTGCCAGTACGACCGGCAGCGGCCGATCAGCGACGCGCACGTCGCCCGACTGGCCGACGAAATGCAGGCCTCGCGCTTCATTCAGGGCACGCAAATCCATCTAGTCAATCTCGCCGATCAACTCGCGATCATCAACGGCAATCATACGCTTGAGGCCGTGATCGCGAGTGGGCTGCCGCAAGCACTAACGCTGCTCTACACCGACGTTCGTAACGAAGACGAGGCCGCGCGGCTTTACGCGCGCCACGATATCGGCCGCTCGCGTAACTGGGCCGATATGACGCGCGCCAGCGGGCTCGACAAAGTAATCCATCTCGACAAGAACTACATGAACAAGTTCGGCGGTGCAATCGCATGGATCATCTGCGATTTCAACGATCCCCACGCATCGGGGATCACCACGCATAGCACCAAAGAAAGAATCGCGCTCAAGAACCGCGTGCGCTCGCGCGACATCCGCATGGACATCATGCGGGACTACCGCGAAGCCGCCGATATGTATGTGGCGGCCGTGACGAAGGGGCGCATCAACGTCCAGCGCCTTCTGCAACGCGCCGCCGTCTTTAGCGTCGGCCTGGAGACCTTCAAGCACCAGCCCTCGCTGGGCGGCGAGTTCTGGGAAACGATGGCGCTCGACGATGGCCTCAAGCGCAATGACCCGCGCAAGCGACTGCTCAACTATCTCGGCGATCAGGTGAAGTACCGCGCGCAGCCCAATCTTTCGCGGATCGTCGCATTCGCCTGGAATGCCTTCTTCGACAAGCAGGAGGAGATCGGCAAACTTCAGGGCGAGACGTCGCAACCTTTCGTGCTCAAAGGCACACCTTGGACTGGCAAGAAGGCTGCGCCGGTCAAGGCTTCGGACGTCAAAACCAGTAAGCCCGTGCTCAAGACCGGTGTCGGCGCCGACGGTCGCGCGAAGGTATCGGTCTGATGTCCAACAACCACCAAACCAGCGCCGACCCCGACATCGCCGCCTTCCTTCTCAGCCTAGAGCCGATGAGACAGGAAACCCAACGGCAGCTTGAAGAGCTTGAGCGCAGACGGGCCGAACGGCGCGCGAACGCCAACCCCAAGGAGACACCCCATGCAAGTCACGATTAATCGCCTTCTCTGGTCATCGCTGCCGCCCATTTTGGTCGAGATCGGCGCCGAATTCGAGAGCGCGCCGCGCGGCATCAAGCTCGGCGCGGCCGTCAAGGTTTTCGTTGGCGCCGAGCGCACTGCCGGCCGGACGCCGGACCTGAGCGGCTCGAACCTGCGCGGCTCGAACCTGAGCGGCTCGGACCTGCGCGACTCGAACCT